GGATGTCATCCTGAAAGTGAACAATTCTGGTACGACAGTTACTCATGGATGCGTGGTCGATATCACAGAGGCCAACATCATACTCTATTGTTAGACTTTGTGGATCAAATGTTTGTAACAAAATAGTAACACAAATATGCCTAAATACTAGATGCAGAAAACGTATCGCAGTATTTTTATCAGTGATGTGCACCTTGGCACAAGAGACTGCAAGGCAGAAGAACTAAACAATTTTTTAAAGCACAACTCATGCGATACCCTATACCTAGTTGGTGATATCATTGATGCGTGGAAGATACAACAAAACAAGTGGCGTTGGAAACAAAGCCACACCAATGTCGTTCGTCGCGTTCTTGGTCACGCTAAACGTGGCACTAGGGTTGTATACGTGGCTGGAAATCATGACGAATTCCTGCGTCCGATGATACCATATGCAGCCTCATTCGGCACAGTAGAAATTTGCAATCAATGTGAACATATAGGTGCAGACGGCCGACACTACCTTGTGGTACACGGTGACTTGTTTGATGGCATCACCCGACTGGCACCGTGGCTGAGTTTTTTGGGAGACCGAGCATATGACTTTATCTTGGGACTTAATAGTAGATTTAATTGGATCCGCCATCGTATGGGTTTTGGTTACTGGAGTCTTAGCCAGTTTCTTAAGCATAGGGTCAAAAAAGCCATTGACTTCATGTTTCACTTTGAAAGGAATCTTGCGGCCTACTGCAAGAAAAGAGGATTTGATGGCGTGGTGTGCGGTCACATCCATCACGCAGAAATAAAAGAGATTGATGGTGTGACCTACATGAACGATGGTGACTGGGTAGAATCGTGTACGGCATTGGTAGAACATCATGACGGACGCTGGGAAATTGTAACATGGACACGAAAAAATGACCAAGAAGATATTGATAATAACAGACAACTTGCCGGATCAAATTAATGGGGTGGTCACCACTTACAAGAACATCGAGACTTGTGCGGTACTGGATGGTTATCATGTTGATTATATTGATCCCGGGAGGTTCCGCTACATTAATTGCCCTCGCTACCACGAAGTCAAGATTGCCTATCCCAGGAACTTGGGCGCGAAGATTGAGGAGATTGCTCCGGATTATATCCACATCGCCACAGAAGGTCCTTTGGGTCTGTGGGCTAGAGCATATCTTTCACTGGGTAATATTCGCCACAATACCGCTTATCACACTAAATTTCCTGAAGGGCTCAAAAAGTTATTTGGAATACCTGAGTCTCTTACCTGGCGTTTTGTACGATGGTTTCATAAACATAGTGGCAAGGTTCTAACCACAACAGACTCCATGGTTCGAGAATTGCAAGCACATGGGTTCAATGGAGAAGTTATTCCCTGGACCCGCGGTGTTGACCGTGACGTATTCCATCCAGGACACAGGGTAAAAACAACCAGCAGATATCTCTTGTGTGTGAGCAGAGTAAGCAAAGAAAAGAATCTAGAAGCATTCTTTGAAATGGATTATCCTGGCTATCTCAAAGTCATGGTAGGCGATGGTCCCATGCTAGAAACCTACCAAAAAAAATATCCTGATGTGCATTTTACAGGATTCAAAACAGGCGAGGATCTAGCACGTTATTATGCCAACGCAGAAGTGTTTGTGTTTCCTAGTGAATGGGAAACCTTTGGTATTGTGATGATTGAAGCCATGGCCTGCGGAACTCCAGTGGCGGCTTATCCTGTTCAAGGGCCCGAAGATGTGATTGATGAAGGCATCACTGGCTGTATGAATCCGGATCTAAAACAGGCAGTTACTGACTGTTTATTTTTAAATAGACAGAAAGTATGGGAAGGTAGTCAACGTTGGAGTTGGGAGAGAGCATGGGAAATCTTCCGAGACAACCTCACTCCCAACCACTTGTGGACCAAATAAATTAACCAAAGGAAAATCATGAAAGACATACTAGAAACACTACGCGAACAACGCTGGGACGACCATCGTTATTATCATCACAGCAGAATCAACCAATTTTTGCACTTGATATCGGCCACAAGTTTTTTGATTGCTTATGTTTACTTGTTCATTGATCCTGTTGTGAGTGCCTATGTGGCCTGGTTGATTGCCATGACCACTCGTCAGGCCGGACACTTTTTCTTCGAGCCGCACGGCTATGACGAGTACAACAATGCCACGTTTGAATACAAGGAAAAAATCAAGATTGGATTCAACCTCAAACGCAAGCGAGTGCTGATGGCCTGTTTTGTAGCTGTGCCTTTGCTGGCCTTCTTTGATGCTGAGTTGATGAACCTGCTGATTCCCGACAACGATCCTATGACATTTGTGAATCGTGTGGGCATGGGCTGGTTATGGTTGGGTTTGGCAGGTGTTGTGTTTAGAATGATTCAACTCACTGCTATACAAAGTCGTCGAGTTGCCTTGGTTTGGTGTTTGAAGATATTGACTGATCCATTCCATGACGTGTGGATTTATCGCAAGAGCCCTATATACTTGATGCAAGGTCAGTTGATTGATCCTGATCTAAAGCAAGACTACACCTGATTACGCAATCGGGCAAGTCCTAGCAGCCTAAACAAGCCCAGCCACATCCAGCCTATATCAAACTCAAACCAATTCTTGCTGAGTTTGGGACTCGCTGGGTCCAGGTGGTGGTTGTTATGCAACTCTTCGCCACCAATGACAATGCCCCAAGGACTAATATTACGACTATGATCTTTAGTATGTCCATTTCTATATCCTATCCAATGACCTACGCCATTAATAACACCTGCGGCCCAAAACGGAATCCATATCATTTGTATGCCCCAGATCAAAGGCCCCCACCAACCAAATATCAAGGTGTCGAGCACAAAGAGAATGCCAATGCCAAGTCTACTGTGAGGCTGGTATACGTGAAGCTCCATCCAATCAGCAGGAGTACCACGACCGTATGTGTCAACCATGACCGAATCTTTTGATGCCGCATGATATAACCATGCTCCTTTGAAGAAAACTCTCTTAATTCCATACACATGTGGTGAGTGTGGATCTCCCGCCTGGTCACTGAATCTGTGATGCTTGCGGTGTATGGCCACCCACTGTTTAGTTACCATGCCTGTGGTTAGCCACAGCCAAAATCTCATGAAGTGTTCTAGCACAGGATGAAATTCAATGCCTCGGTGGGCCTGGCCGCGATGCAAATACAGCGTGACACAAATGATAGTAATGTGTGTCATTACCAGGGTTGCAATTAGTTCAGTCATAGTTTATTTACTCATATGTATGTGCTTTTGTTTTATACAAGGCATTTTAAATACTTTCTATGAGCAGTATCTTTGAAGAACTAAACGACCTAATCGCAGAGAACTCAGTGGGTAAGGTGCTGGGTGTTACTCTGTTGATTTTGGTATTTTCAGGAGCCGTTGCTCTTGGATTTGCCTATTGGATAACACACAGACATTGATTATCTGCCTGTATACTTTTTAGGCTCTGCTTCGGCTCTTCGTTGTGCTTCTGACTTGGGTATTATACCTGTACCCAGTTGAGGATACTTTTGAATTCTATCCTGTATCACCCAAGCAAACATCAGACCAATTGATGCCGCAATAATAATACCCATCACTCCCCATATGGCATTGGCCCATATGGCATCTAGGCGTCGGCGTTTCCTGATAGCCCGAATGTGATCTTCCTTCATCTGCTGAGCAACAAGAATTTTTTGTTGCTTGCCCATGACCTTCATCATTTCTTCAACTTCGGTGTGTAGCGCACCCAGTTCGGGAGGGCTTTGATACACCATGATTTCACGCAGTTCGGTGCCCATCTGTTCCAGTTGTTTGCGCATGAGCACACGTTGCAAGGCACGTTTGCCCAGGCTGGCATCACCCGCATAGATTTCGTGTTGGCTGTGCTTTTCTTCTTCTTCAAAGATGGCCATGCACTTGTAGTAGTTGTCGTAGTAGGTGCCAAGGTGCTCACCTAGTTCAGTGTAGATGCCCACAGTCTCGCCATCACGTTTGTTCAGTTCAATGATGCGATTTTTTTCTTTTACAAATTGATTGCGTTGTTCAACAGTGGCAGTTTTACCTTTGGCTTCGTATGCACCGTGAAACTGCTCGTCGAGATCCTTGAGCACAGCCTTGACGTCACCGGCAGCACCCTTGATGTCTTTGTATAGTTGACAGCCTTTTTTAACAGCGGCCACAGCGCCATTGGCTAGAGCAAAGAGGGTTATGGGATCCATTACTTGACCTCTTTCTTCAAGCGATACTCAACACAGATTAATGTTCTGTTGTTGACATTGCCTATCCAAGCCGTTCTAACACATTCAGCAACGCCGTGATTGAGTCTGACTTCTCGTTCTCGAGCAGGTAGTTCTCGTGCTACACTGGGTCGATCGCCACCGTACATGGGTGAACTTGATACCATCGCAGAAGCACATAGTATTAGCAATAATACTAAGATTACGGTTCGGTAGATGGCTCCATATTTTTTCATTATACCTCATGCCCTTGTGGTCAGGGCTTGAAGTATTTACAGGAGTCTTGCTCTAGATTAAACTGGGTTTAAAATAGTGTGGGGATCCAAAGCCAGATAGCCTGACTCATCAGTACCATTGCGATGCCACCAACATACAAACTGGCTGTGTACAAGCGATTGTTAACTGCCAATATACTAGCCGATAATAACACAATGGCAATCTGGAATAGACTGCCAGCAAACGTATACCAAGGGCTACGTTGTTTTGCCACAGCACGATCTGCTTCTAATGCACGTGCCTTGGCCATTAGTTCTTTCTTGCCTTCGCCTGTGGCAGGATCTGATTCGTACCTGGCAATCTTCTTGCTGAGTGAATGTACCTTGTTCACATCCTTGCGAGCCATGGCATCATCCAAGGCCATTTCAGCCAAGGTGCCTTTGATCGATTTTGCTTGATAAAATGCCCAGGTGTTGTTGGCTTCGATTGTGTCGTTTAAGATTCGACCCGAGTTGCCGTTGCCCATGTATGTGTTAATGGCCAAGAATGCGGCAAATACAACGATTACCCATCCTGCTTTGTCTTTGATAACGGCTTCACGTTCACTACGTGATAGTTGTTTTTGTTCTGCCATGACTATCTCCTTTGTAGTATTTATTGCTCATTAAAAAAGCCCCTTGCGGGGCTTGATTAGTTTGCTGGGGTCTTCTTTGCTCGGGGCTTTCGGGCTGCCACTGCTGGTTTTACTGCAGGTGCCGCCTTGGGCTTGGCCGGTGCTCTTGGCTTTTTAGCAGGAGCAGTTGCTACCACTGGAGCAGGTTCCGGAGCAATTTCACTTGCTTTGGGAAATGGCCAATCGGTGCTGGGCGCCTCAACTTTGTAAGGTGCCTCAGGTGCATCTGCTTTGGGCTTGCCAAGAAAGAATTCCTTGATTTTGTTTAACATAACGATCTCCTATAGAGTATTTAACCCTGATCGGTGTTGCCCAAACGCTTCTTCATAAAGTTTAGTAATAGCCCATATGCTGGCAAGAACACAACAAAGCCAACTAAAATCTTCAATAGACTTTGGCTCAGTGCAATCTCAGGCCAGTTAGCGGCCATGTACTCGTTTGCACCACCTTGGAAAGCAATACTGAAGAATACGTAACTGTCGATGAAGTTAGCAACAACCATGCTGAGTGCCGGAGCTGCCCACCATTGTTGTGTGAACTTTTCGCGAACATATTGGAACACATAAACGTCCAGCAAACAACCGATTAGGTATGCTGTGGCGGATCCAAAACCAATTCGTAATGCTACACTTTGTGGTGCGCCTTCTAACAGCACAACAGCAATACTGCCAATGATGGCAAGTGGATAGGCTGCCGCAATGGTTGCTCGAGCAATGCCTTTACCAATCAATCGTACTGTCAAATCTGTTGCCAAAATTACCAGGGGATAGGTAAATGCGGCCCATGTCAATTTCACACCCATGATCTCAACCGGAATTGAAACTAGAGCATTGCTGATTACGATCACGAAGATATGTAATGCAACCAATTTGGCCATCATGACCCGATCTACGCCTTTAAAAATATCAAACATCTGTGTCTCCTTTGTTGTATTTAACTCACTGTGTGATTTAGCATTCAAAAACTGCCAATTCTGGAATGTAATCGGCTAGTTTTTGATTTCTAGACTGATCTAGTTTTCTATTAAAGTCAAAAAATTCTTTGAGTTTATGCATGTTAACTGCCGGAGCATTGCTGTAGTGTTGGTGCAATTGGTCAATGATACTTTTGGTACCCCGGCTGTAGTTGAAATACACTTTGGTTTTTTTGCATCGCTCCAGTGAATCTAGTACCAACTGACAGTTGGGATGATTAAAGGCAGATTGAATATCATTACAAAAACTGTCAAAATTCAATTGTACCGGTGAGCCGGGGAATTCTTTGTCTTGGAATTCCAATAGACTGTGTAAACTGGCCACATTATAAATAGATACAACTGAAATAAATGATACCTTGTGCCCGTTTGCTTGGAGTTTTTTGATATTGTCAATTACACTTTCAAATTTTGATGGATATCTAATGTAATCGTTTACCAGTTCCACACCATCTAGACTTGTACTGAATCCTAGATTTGAAAAATGACTGAACAAATCCAACAGGGTATCGCTGAGTTTTACTGCATTGGTGTTGATCATGAATTCAAAATCCGTGTGTTGTTGACTTATGCACTTGCGTAAAAAATCATACAACTCGGGCATCACAGTGGGTTCACCCCCTGCCACATACAAGCGTTTTAAATTGTCAAAATTTACAATTTCAAATCCTGTATAGCCATCGGCGGCTTGAGAACCTTTGTCCAATTTAATCTTGATGCGTTTGAATTCTTGATCTATCAGATGACTATCTCTTGGCACACAGGACCTACACATCAAATTGCATTTGTTGCTGGGCCTGATTGCGTAGTACATTGGTGATGTGATTTTTTCAGCATCTTCAAGGCTTTGTAAATTCAATCGCTGGGCCCATTCTAAAGTGTCAAATATTCTTGCAGGCTTGCCGCCTTTGTTTTCAATGTTGTAACAAAAGCCACAAAAGTTAGGCAATTTGTTACCTGCAAGCATTTGTTTTCTAATATGTTGATAATCTGCATTGGTTTGCCAGTTCCCAAGATTATGAATTTTGGTCACTGGCGTGAGAGATCTTGAGCACAACAACATGTTCTCACCATCGCGAATTTGTAAATTCATAAAAGGATAAATGCAAAAACTCTTGTTGGTTTCTAGAATTTTTTTAAAAATCACTCTTGATGATGTTGATGCACTTTGCATGATAACATTATGGCCTAGATCCTGCAGATCTTCTAACAATTTTACAGTGGCAGAAAATAATGTGGGATGGGACCATTGATCGGCGGTCTGGGAGGACAACACTATGCTGTCATAATATTGTGCCATCCTGGCAATCTCACCCACTGATAGGTCCACACAGGTAGTATGATAATAGCCCGGCAAATCGGGTATGAATTCTGGATCAGTGATCAGACCAAAATTACAAGTTTGATCCTGTGATGCCAAAGTATCGACTTCTTGATTAGTGATTAGTGAATTGTTGCCCAACACAAGAATTTTGTGGCAAAATGATGTGGTCATATAATATTTATTGATTAGTGATCGCTCACTAGGAAAATTGCTTGATTTGCGGTCAAGAAATCATATATAATACTACATAGGACGCTGGATAGGCCGGGTCCTATAGTAAACTCGCTTTATAGGAGAACCCAATGTTTACAGCAGATGCAATCATCGACACCGTTCAAACCGGTAAAAAAACTATCGTTAACACTTTCGTTACTAACGAAACAGCCAAAGAATCAATGATCAAGTTCATTGACGCACAAGCAGACTACACCAAACGAGCCGCCAAGGTTGGCCTGGACACAGTGACCACATTGACCAGCGAAGCAGTCAAAGTAGTTCAAGAAGCCTCCAAATTTGACTATGCCAAAGCATACGAAGATTTTTTCAAGGCGCTCAAGCCAGCAACAAGTAAAAAGTAATACTCAAGTATTACCTTTTGCAAGGCCCCAAAATTTGGGGCTTTCTCTTGACCGATAATTCATCATTTGCTATAATACGGCTATGAACACAAAACTTTACTTTGGCTACGGCATGAACACCAACTTGCATGAGATGGCGTATCGGTGTCCTCAAGCACAAAGTCTTGGCCCGGCACGACTGCTAGACAGTGCGTTTCGATTTGCCATTCATGCTGATGTGGTAGTGGTGCCTGACTGTTATGTGGACGGAGTTCTGTGGTCAATCACTGAAGAATGTTTACAGAAACTGGATGCACTAGAAGGCTTTCCACACTACTACAATCGTATTGAGATGTCTGTGGAACATGACGGCGAAATAAAAGATGCCATTGTTTACTTTATGAATCCAGGTCAGCCAGATGGCTTGCCCGGACAAGGTTATTTTGATCTAGTGCTAGAAGGTTACACCCAACATGGTGTACCTACTGATCAGTTGTACAACGCTCTGGAGTTATGGGCATGATTCGTCGACTGTTACCTCTATTGTTAGTGACTGGTTGTGCATCAACTGTAAACTACAATCCTCCCGCCAGTGTTACAGCCATGCCCAACGATTGTGCCAATCAAGTGGCTATGATCAATTGGTTAGAAACCCAGGCCCGTGTCCCACGTCACCCCTTAGAAAGGCAAGAAGACTATGAAACCAGCCGTGCATCGTTCCGCCATCGTATTTGGCATGTGCGTTATGTGTGTCGCCCTGTTTAGTGGTTGTGCCAATCAAATCAATCCCAATCGTGTGCCCATGAGCACCCGAGATCTCAATCACTTTCAGGTTGATTGCAGAATTAAAAATCAGCAGGTGGCCATGTTGCAAAGCATGAGACAATCACGTGATGAACAATTTGCCTCTAGTATGCGAAGCACGTTCCGTCCGTTCAGTTGGACACCGGATCATGATATTGCATACAACAACCCCAACAAGTATATTGACTTTCACCTTAACCAATTGAGTTACTGCCAATGAAACGATTACTACTAGCGGCCCTGATTCCTATACTGGCACAGGCTGAATGTGTGATGACTGACCGCACTACTACTTCAGCCACAGTTAGAATTGAAGAACGCAGTGATGTTCGCAAGGACATTGTGCCCAGCCCCAACATTGGTTATCGCAGATGTCAAGTGAGTTACAAAGCCAGAATTGGTGCTCAGTGGTACTTGGCCCAGGGCGTGTATGATTGGCCGGGCAACGCACCTGACGCAGAAGCCTGTGCTGTGGCCATGAGCCGAGCAGATGCCAGTGTAAGAACACACGTGGCTCCAGTCGGTGTACGTGGAGAAAGTACAATGGTCTGTACTGATCGCCCCAATATGGACACCCTGAGAAAAACAGCAGTAGGCACACAAGGACGCTTGCACCAATTTAGGCCACACCCAGATTACCCTAAAGAGTTTTGGCACAATGGTACTCGGTGCCGTTGGTTTTTGGATACCGAGTGGGCCCAAACTGATGTGCAAACACGTCAAGGCATTATCTGCAGATTGGAAACGGATCAGTGGGTAGTGGTTGACAAAATATGATCAATCCTGTATAATTGAACTATCGTAAAACTAACCCGGAAAGGTATGTATGTTAATTAAGCGTTTATCAACCGTGGCTGTGGCTGTGAGTCTTGTGGCATGCGCCAGCACACAACGAGCCGAAACAGTGGCACCTACTCCGGCTCCGGCTGCTCGAGTGGTTGAAATTGCACCACCCCCACATCCTTATGCCTTGCCCCAGGCACAGGCTCGTGTGGTTCCGCAGGCACCTGCTTGGTATGTAAACTTGCCCCCAGATACACCAGACATGACGTTTGCTGTAGGCACTGCAACAAGTACAGACGAGCAGATGGCTTACGACAAAGCACGTATGGCCGCAGAGCGCAAACTGGTTGAGCAGATGTACAGCCGCATCACAACGCAGACCAACAGTTACCGAGCCGATCGTGGATCAGTCACAATCGAAGACTATCAACAAGTCACTCGCAAAAACGCCAATGGTGAATTGAGTGGCGCACAACGAGTTGATAGTCGAGCCACACATGATGGTCAGTACTACAAGGTCTATGTGTTATTGCGTTTGCCCACCGGCGTCAACAATGTAATGCAAACACGTAGGGATCAGTCTCGCATGCAACGTGAAGCCGAGATTCGTGGTCGTGCCGCAGAGCAAAGCATGGATGCCAACGAAGCACGTGATTCCAAGCGTGAGCAAGATGCCGATTCAGCACTTGAGCGTAGGTTAACTCCACAAAGTCGAGTAACCCCTGTAACTGTGCCTACAACATCAGGTGAGGTCAAGTTACTTGATGTGGACAATGCTGAATACAAGCAAAAACGGGACGAAGCACTGGCCAAGCCTGGCGCAGTGATTGGTCAAACCACCGTACGATAAACGGCGTATAAATAGAAGCGGTGCCAAAAACACCGCTTTTTCTCTTTTATGATCATGCCAATAATTGAAACTACCCAAACAGAACAAACTCACGCCCAAGCACTTGCCGACACTGGCATGTATGTTTTCATGGGCGACGTGGATGATGAAAGTATCAAACCAGTTGTGGAATGGTTACTTTACGAAAACTATGTGACCAAAAAAAAGAAAAAAGAATTGTTGCTGATGATCTGCTCCAATGGTGGAGACATGGGTTCAGCATTTGCCTTGATTGATGTGATGATGAGTTCGCAGATTCCAGTTAAAACTGTGGGGTTGGGAACCATTGCATCAGCAGGATTGTTGATCTTTATTTCTGGCACTCACGGACGCCGAGTGCTCACACCCAATACTTCAATTCTAAGCCATCAATTCTCCTGGTACAATGAAGGCAAGGCACATGAGTTGTTTGCTACCATGCGTGAGTTTGAACTCACCCAGGCTCGAATGATTGCACACTATGAATTGTGTACAGGACTGGGCCGGGAAGAAATACGCAACAACTTGTTGCCACCACAAGACGTTTGGCTGAGTGCATCAGAAGCCCTAGCACTGGGCATCTGCGATGATATTAGTGTAATGAGTCATGGTAAATAAAAACAATCGTTTGGAGATACTATGAGCACAGATTTATTAAGAAACTACATTGATATTATCAAGGAAGCAGAAGATGGAATGCTTGGCAGACTACAACGCGATAAACGCTATCTACCCAAATTTGACGTAACTGATGTGATGAATATTAGTGACGATCCCGGAACAAAAGGAAATCGCACATCACTTCAAGGCTCATTGAGAGCACCTACGAAGCAGTTGGAATTTGCATTTGGCCCATGTGGCGAAAATAACACATGGACTTTGGAATTTGGTAATGGACTTATTGCTACCATATATCCCGACCGCGACGGTATTCCTGGCCAGGATTGGAAAATAGGTGGCACACACCCAGACACAGAAGATTTTGTACATGCGGCATACGTGGCCGCTAACGACAATACAGATTAACCACCGCCTTTTTTCTTGCGTCCTAGAGTTTTTTCATCAAAGTCTGGCTGTTGGGCTTGTCTGGCTGCCTTGGCTCCGGGCCCTTTCAGCCTTGGTGCGTTGGTGATTTTGTCATAATCATCAGTATCCATGTCGGCCGCATCGCCGTCATCAATACTGCCAAGGTCACCACGTTTGTCTCCAAGGTCATAAGGGTTATACAAGTCCTCACCACCGGGCGATATTTCCACACTCATCTTGCCTTTGAGTTCACCAGCGGATCCTTTTGATTTGAGTTTGACCTGTCCACTAATCTTTGCAGGCCAAAACGCTTCGGTTACCAGTCGGTCACCCTTGACGTTGGAGTACAACTGAACAAAGTTGTAACCCAGGCTCTCAATCAATGCGGCACGTAGTTCAGGCACAGCGCGATCAGTGTTAACGGCTCGCATCATGTCTTGAATCACAGCATACCATGCTTTGCCACCATCTGTGGCATCACCATTGCGAACTTTTTCACCCAACTGTTTTTTAAATTTGTCCATGATTGTTTGCGGAACGGGCTTGCCACCTTTGAAATTGCTTTCAAGCCTGGCTTGTAACTCTGGAGTAAACGGCATGAGACTGCGATAGGCTTTGGGAATTTTGTTAGGATTGATTTCATACAAATAGTTCATCAATTCAAATGGTTGTGTAAATGCACTCAATGATGAGTCTTGTGCTCGGTCCAAGAAAGCAGTGGCTTCGGGATATTTTTCCCGAACATCATCTGGAAACTTCATACTGCCCAGGCTTGGTGGGGCACCTTTGCCAGCGGCCTTGCTGGAAATTTTGACAGCATGACCAGTTTGATCATTCACAACACTAAAACTATCTGCCAGGGGATTGTTGGATGCCTTGGGGAAAAACATGATCATGTCTTTGAGATCGCCGCCCACGAATCCTTCAAACTCTTCTCGACTGCCACGCATGAATGGTACTGCACCACTGACCAAGCCCAGGGCACCAAGATATTCACTGGCGTATAATTCAATTGCCTTGATTTGATCTTGGTTGAGATTGTCTGGAAACTTTGGAATCTGTCCATGATTGGCTTGATTGGCCATGTAGATCACCGCATCACCTATTTGTCCCATGTTTACTAAGGCAGGGTTGTTGGCAATCTTGTTATACATCTCTGAGGCTGGAAATCCTCCGGCTTGTAACAGGGTATCAATATTGTTGCCTAGATCGGCAATTTCAGTTTCGGGGTCTGTTTGGAAAATATCACTGGGCTTGATTTTGATATTTTCGGCTTCTTTGCTGCCAAACTCCACGGTCTTTTGTAGGCCGGTATTTTTTACTGTGCCGCCATCTGCAGTACTCATCTCTATGGTTCCTGTGGGGCCAGTGGCCAACCATGCCGCGACATTTCGCGCTTCTTTGGGGTTAATGACAACGGTGCCACCAGCAACCAGTTCAAAAGGCAAATTGTTCTTGACTTTGTACAAAAATAATTCAGCACGAGTAAATGGTTTTTTGGTTTTTGGGTTCACAACAGAAGACATCTTTTTAGGACCCAGTTCCTTGAAGGCAAGTTTTTCTTCAGTTAGTACATTGTCGAGTAAATTGAGTAGGTCACGCATTGCTTTTTTCCAAGAATATTGTTATACTTATGCTTTCAACAAGGAGACCCCATGCCAAATCTAGTGCCAATTGTGCTTGAACAAACCTCAAAAGGTGAACGCAGTTATGACATCTACAGCCGATTGCTCAAAGACCGTGTGATCATGCTGGACACAGAAGTATCGGAACACACAGCCAGTTTGCTGGTAGCACAAATGTTGTTTTTGGAAAGTGATAATCCAGACAAAGATATCAGTCTATATATTAACAGCCCGGGTGGATCAGTAACAGCAGGCATGGCTATCTATGATACCATGCAGTTTATCAAGTGTGATGTGCAGACCATTGTGATGGGACAGGCCTGCTCCATGGGAAGTCTGCTAAGTACAGCAGGAGCCGCGGGCAAGCGCATGATCCTGCCCCATGCCCGACACATGATTCACCAACCATCGGGCGGTGCTCATGGACAAGCCACAGACATCCAAATCCAAGCAAGAGAAATCCAAAAGATGAAAGAGTATCTGACCACGATCTATGTCAAGCACAACAGCAAGGGCAAGACCTTTGAGCAATTATCAGCAGACATGGAACGTGATTTCTTTATGTCAGCTCAAGAAGCCTTGGATTATGGACTAGTGGATAAAATACTCGATCGACGTGCCTAATCAAAATATTTTTTGCAATGTACCTTGGTACGGTCTACAAATATACTGGGACGGTAGTTTTGGTATATGTTGTAGCGAGGACCATCGGCTGTATCCGGCCACTGATCGGCAGTACAACATCTCCAACATGACCATTGAGCAATGGTACAACAGTGAACCTGTGCGTGAGTTTAGACAAGGCATCCAAGGCATACAAAAAATATCTCCTTGCAAGGTTTGTTATCTAGAAGAGCAACACGGAAGTTACAGCAAACGCATCAAGGAAAATCAAAAGAGTGTGATTTTTGCACAGGCCTTTGATCAAAGTTATCTGCAAAGTCCCAGTCGCAAGCACTTTGAGTACAGCAATAACGGTGTTACTGATACCATGCCTATTGACTTGCACGTCAATCTTGGCAATTTTTGTAATCTAGCCTGCAAAATGTGTCAGCCCAATGCCAGCAGTACCATTGCGTCGCAACAGGTACAATGGGGAATCACAGAAAGCAAAAAATATCTGGGAGTGGATTGGACTCGTGATCCTCGAGTCTGGAACAATTTTGTTCAACAGATATTGACTATTCAAAATTTAAACAACATTCACTTCATGGGTGGTGAAACCCTGTTGACCGATCGCCTTGAAAACTTGGTGGACACCATGATTGCACACAAAAAGTTTGATTTGTGTTTTAGTTTTGTGACCAATGGCACAGTGTTCCGACCTGACCTGATCCACAAGTTGAAACAATTCAAACGGGTTGGAATTGAAATCAGCATTGAAACTGTTACAGATCATAACGCATATCAAAGGCAAGGCACCAACACAGCCCAGGTATTAAAAAATATCCAAAGTTATCGAGATTTGTGCAACAAGTCCAATATCACAGTGACCCTGCGTTCGGCACCCAGTTTGCTGTCAATAGGCTACTACCACACACTGTTGAAGTATGCTCTGGAGCATGAGTTATTGGTTAGATCCAATTTGTGCTACGATCCAAAATTTTTATATGCTGTGAATCTGCCGTCAGCAGTCAAACAGCAGTATGCTGTTGAATACCAGCAGTTGATTGATCAATTGAATTCAATCAATGCCACAGATGATTTCAATGCCAATGACCCTCACAATTTTCAAGTGGCAATCAAACGTCAGGCCGAAATGTGTTTGCAGTTGTTGTCAACTGATCAACCACCAGATGCAGATGCACAATTGAAACTCATGGTGGAACACTGTCGCAAGTGGGATCAGGTTTATGGATATGATGCTAGATCATTATATCCTGAACTAACTCAAATATGGACACAGTATGCCTACTGAATACCCGGTGAAAATGCGTGTGACTCTTGAGCCTGTGGGGCAACCTTGGGTGATCATAGACGCCAACGGACAAGGACAACTGCTGAAACTGATCACAGAAACTGACTTTAGTTTTGAGTTTGATGCCGTAGACAGTGGGTATCTTTCAGTGGAACATTTTGAAAAACAGGATCATGATCCTGACACCGCAGTGATTGTAAAATCGATCAGTTTCTTTGGGATCTCAGATTCCAAGTTTGTCTGGGCCGGAATGTATTATCCGGAATATCCTGCTCATTATTCCAACCGGACATCTCCACTGCCAGGACAGGGATACCTGGGCTGGAATGGCGTTTATCGCCTGGAATTTTCAGTGCCGGTGTTCACCTGGATACACAAAATTAAAAATTTTGGTTGGATTTACGGATGAACTTCCCAGCCCTCACGTGCCCAGCGGAACAATGTTACCAGGGCGTCGATCATGCTAGTACATTCCGTGGCCGCGACGCTTGGCCAGTTGATAGCGATGCTCGCCAATAACTTCAAAGAATCGCCAAACTGCTTTTAGAACTTGTTTCATGCAAAATTTCTTTCTGATTGTTTGTCATATTGACGTTGCCAGTATTCCACGTCTGATGCGCTGGTTATGCATTTGGTGCTTAAATACTGTTCCAAGCGGGATTGATAATTTTGCTTGGGGAACATCTCGGCTAGACGTTCGATGAATTGAATAAACATTTGTGACATTTTTTTCTCCTTCTCAGTATTTACCATGAGTGTCACAAATAGTCAGTAAAAACCATGAGATTTTAAACAATGAAAATTAGATTGATCGGGCACAGAAACACCCTGGGAATAGGTGTACATTACAGCCATTTTGCTGATGCACTCAGACGCATGAGTTATTTGGGTGATCTAGTAGAAGAAGTCAATTGCGATAACCAAGATGAGTTGTGGGCTGGGGTCGAACGCAGTCGCCCGGAAGACATCAACATCTCGTTTGTGAGCATGCCAATACAGGACCACTATCAAGGCACCAACATACAGTGGGTGGTGTTTGAAAGCACTCGAGTTCCTCCCACGATAATGAGTACCATGTTGGCAGCCGATCAAGTGTGGGTGCCCAGTGAGTGGGGGCGAAAGATCCTGATCGACAACGGTGCCAACCCTGATCGATGCCGCGTGGTTCCAGAAGGGGTCAACAGTGCCAAATATCATCCGTATGCACCCCGAGTGGAGTCACCTATCATGAGTTATCTCATTGCCGGCAAGTATGAACTGAGAAAAAGCATTATAGAAACCATATATGCTTGGATTCAAGAGTTTGGCAATGACCCTGGCGTGGAGTTGGTGGTCAAGAGCGATCATTTTGCAAATCAAACAGAAAAATACAACGAGATTTCTAGCTGGCTAGAAACCACAGGGATCAATAATGTTCGGGTGTTATGGGGACCGGTGCCAGAGTCTGATTTGGTTGATTTATATCAACAGAGTCATGTGTTTGTGTTGCCCTCCAAGGGTGAAGGATGGGGCCTGCCCTTGATCGAAGCCGCGGCAGCGGGCCTGCCCATCATCACAACCATGCATAGTGGTCAGACTGAATTTTTACAACCGATTCAATCTAGTGTAATTCCTGTGGAGTTTGACATGGCTCCCATTACCTGCCAAGAGTATCAGTTTTTCTATCCCACCGAAGATGGCAACTGGGGAGAGTGGGCACAACCTAGAGTTGACAGCATAAGACAAGCACTAAGAATTGCCAGAGACAATTATCCTGAACTACAGACTCGGGCCTTTGCCAACAGTTCTATCATACGTGATGCATTCAGTTGGGAACGATCAGCAGATTGTGTTGCGCAATTACTACACTCGCAGGGCTTGATAAAGTAATACTAGAGTATTACACAAAAAGTACTACTTTTTGCCGGTTGACCAATATTTCCCATTTTGCTATAATATAGACATAGAGTAACAAAACAGGAGCCCAAAATGCGCCACGTAGCAGGATTTAGTAACAGCACCAAAATTCGTTTTATCGTCAACGGTTTTGGCATGTACGGTACCATCAACGATATCTACACAAAAACAGCCACAGCGAGTCATGGTGCGGCTCTGCGCCTTGCAATCCAAAAATTGGCTTACGATCGCAGACACAGTAGTTTTCGGGGAGAAGGTCGCCCAGTGGGTGTTGGCATTACCCACGAAGGCATCGACGTTCAAATCACCTTGATGGCCAATTGATCCTGGTTGACCAGAATTTCCCGATTTGTTATAATACTTGTATAGAAACTAAAAGGAGCCCGCAATGAGTCATAGTTATTATGTTGTTAGCAAAGGTTCAGGTCTTATTGTCAACGACGGCCCAAACAAAACTCGTGCATACAAAACTTTTGGCGCGGCAATGGCCACCCGTACTCGTCTTTGCCGCAAGTCAGGTTGGAACATATCTGAACTTGCTATCATAGATACCAAAAGTTACAAACCCAAGATGGTCACCCGTACAAATCTTATGACTGGCCAAGAATATCAAGAGGATGTGAATACTCCTCGCTCTTGCTCACCCTCCTCAGAACTTTTTTGGACAATGTAATGCAAGACAAAGACTACTGGTTTAAAATGAGTTGGACACAACCTTATACGAGTTGGCCCAAGCCTGTGGTCAAGCCAGCAGAATACAAGGAACCCGAAATTGTAGACTTTGCTGAGGCACGTGAAGTCATAGCAAGGATCATGGCCAAATGAAATGGTTTGCTGAAACTACTGACTACAAGGATACCACCCCCAATGGTGTGTACTTGCTGGATGATGGCAAGAGCAAGATGTATGCTTTCCGGCCATTTGGTACAGGTGAGATCAAAGTGTTCAAGAATCCTATACGCATTGATACCCGTGGTCGCAAGTTTGCAGTGAACTCTGTGCAGTTCAAGACCAAACTAAAGGAAGAAGAACCCGAAGGTCGTGTGTTCACAGTAACTGGATCTAAAGGTGACCAGTACACCGTGAACGAAGTGCGTGGCTCATGGTCATGCACCTGTTCAGGGTTTAAATTTAGAGGCGAGTGTAAACATATCAAGGAGTTGTCATGAAATCCTTTTTGGCCGTTGCGTTATTGACGCTGAGTGCAACAGTCTCGGCTCAAAGTTACAACATTCAATTTGAAGCCCGTTCCAATCTGCCCGAAAAGACCATACGCTGGGTGGTGTTAGAAAATGTAAGTTCATTTTGCCAAGGCAAGATGCCAGCACTGAGCAACCAACGCATCCTGGCCTGCTCAGAATACAACAATCACACTTGTACCATCTACACTGGACCGGTCACTGACATGGCCATAGTGGGTCACGAAATACGCCATTGCTTTGAAGGACAGTGGCACCGGTAATTCAAATACACTCACAAGAAAGCCCCTTACGGGGCTTTCATTTTTTACGCTTGGTCTACAAACTTCTTGAGTTCTTCTGCCTTGCTCACAATATCTGTGCTAGACGGAAAATCTGGTAAAGTTGGAAACGGATGCGTTCCTCGGTTGGCGTCAGTTAACTTAGAGTGATACTCATCAGTTAGTGCTTGACGTTGTTGGAAGACTGGCGTCACGAGGATTTCGTTGGCCATTTTGAGAAGTTCGAGACGGATCTCGTAAGGTGTTTTGCTCATGTTATTCTCCTGTGTAATGTGTGTGTTATCTAGTCCCGCCCCTTGCAGGACAAGATTGCTACACGAGCGTGTTACTTATAGATGTAATTGACGGTGTCAGAATTTTCGCGGTAGATGCCGGCACCATTCTTCAAATGGAAACGCTTGGCCATCTCGGTCTTGGGACTCAAAGTTACATAGGTATCAATGTTGGGAAACTCCGCTTTGATTGATTCTTGGGCCCGAACAATCAGTTCACGCCCTGCCCCAGATGCATATGACCAAATTGTATAAAATACCGCAGTTTTGGCACTGCCCACCAAGCCCACCAAGTCATCCACTGCGGCTGGAATCACATCCAAAAACTTCACACAGGTGATTGCACGAGTTTGGTCTCCATCTTTGAGCATGTATATTCGACTGTTGGAATTGACTCGTTGGTCAGCCGGTATCTCAGGGCGCACTGGGTCGTCCTTTAGGAGATTAACAATTTCTTCAGTAATACTTGTGATGGTGTGTAACATAATACGCTCTTTATATGCTTGCAAACCTATTTATCAAAGGTACGTAGAAAAAGAAAACAGGGCCTTTCAGCCCTGTATTTCTCGATACTTTTCCAAAGCCCGTATCCTGGCTATGAGTAATCTAGTCTTCACATAGTCACTTAGTTCTTTATCATCATCCAGGTCTGGTTGAAACTGCGGAACTCGAGGCTTACGTGCCTGACTAGAACACAGGAATTCATCATCCGGTGCATCATATGGGTTGGTACCCTGTAACCGGATTGATGTAAATCTGTTGGGATTACTTCTTAGTAGTTTCGGCTTTGGCGGCAGGCGCGGTAGGTGCGCTTTTGGCATCCACCTTGGCAGGTGTACTGGCTGCCGGAGCAGGCGCAGTAACAGCAGGCTTGGCTTCTACTTTCTTTTCTTCTTTCTTGGGTGCGTCTGCGGCAAATGCAGAAACAGCAAACACGGTAGCGATGAGAGCGATAAATTGTTTCATAGTAATCTCCTTTGATTTGAAACTAGCAAGAATTTCTCTTGCTGTATATACAACGCCATAGCCCTGAGAAAGGTTGACACAGTTTGGCAATGTTGCCAAAACATGTTGCGATTGTGTTACAACTGTCATATAATACTTAGATGCTGTACGCAACGGCTAAACTTAAGAAAGGTAAAAATTATGCGTTTTAATCCAGAGACCAAGACTTACAAAGTCTTCAATGCACTTTACAACGGCGAAACTTTGACTCCATCGGAAGCAAAGAAGCGTTTTGGCGTGGGCAACTTGAGTGCCGAAGCCAGCCGCATCCGTGCTGCCGGTTTTGCTGTTTACTCAAACAGCCGCACTGCTGGTAATGGTGTCAAGGTTACAGAATATGTAATCGGTAAGCCAAGCCGCAAAATTGTAGCCGCTGGTTACAAGGCACTTGCAATGGGCATCGTAGCCTAATCCAAACTCGCTGTCCTAATCACACGGGACACTATACAAAAAACCCTGCCCACGGTAGGGTTTTTTCTTGACTGAATATTCCTAATCTTGTATAATAATCATATGCTTAAAAAACTCTTTGAACATTTGGGTAGGTACCGTATTATTATGGACCGGGTGGATAATCAACCATACTTGGAACGCTACTATGTGTTTCTTCGAGATCGCAAATGGTTTCCGTTCAATGTGTTTGTACACAAGTTTTTGAAATCGGATACTGAAGATGTGCATGACCATCCCTGGCCGTTCCTTACTGTGATTCTACGAGGTGGCTACTGGGAGTGGACACCGCAGTTTGATGCTCAAGGTCGTAAGACGGTCGAAATAGCCCGTTGGTGTGGCCCAGGAAGTTTCCGTTGGGCCAAGGCCAGTCAGTATCACAGAGTGGAATTGGATCCAGATGTGACTTGTTGGACCTTGTTCATGCCCGGAATCAAACAACGTGATTGGGGTTTCTTGGTCCGGAATAAGTGGGTACAATGGGAACAATACCTGGCACAACGCCGGACATTATGAAAGTAAATACACTATGGAATTGCTAAGTTTTATATTAGATCTTGTGCTGTTGGGCATTGTGTCCTGGTTTGTTTTTACCTGGGCAGTGAGCCGTTACTTAGAGAACCAAATTGGTTCGGTAGTGCGAGACCTTGATCAGGAACGCCTGATCCCACTCACGGTAGAGGTTGACTTGGATCAGTATTTCTGCTATAATAGTATTACCAAAGCATTTGTATGCCAAGGTCACAATTTGAAGGAAATTGTGGAACGTTTTCGACTACGCTATCCCGACAAGTCTGCCGCTATCTATGATGGTGATGAGACTGCGGTGCGTACCCTTAAAAGTCAATTGAAAGAACTCGGTGAAAATTTCTCTAGTATCGGACGTGCATCTTGAATTCGGAGACCTTGATTTTGAAAATGATCAAGGTGCCCAAGTACTGATCTTGGGCGGCGATATCTGTGTGGCCTATGACCTGGCCCAACGTGATCCCTATGGTGTGATGGGTCCAGAATATCGTAGCAATCGCTTTCACGAATTCTTCCAACGCTGTCATGATCGTTTTCCACACGTGATCTACATTGTGGGCAATCATGAATACTACAATGGCGACTTTGCCACTGCCTTTGCACACCTAAAAGATGTGCTGGGCTACTTGCCCAATTTGCACATTCTAGAAAAAGAATCAATCACTATTGGTGACACCACGTTCTTGTGTGGTACGCTATGGACTGACATGAATCGCGAAGATCCAGATACCTTGTATCGCATTCGCAGTTACATGAATGATTTTAGAATCATCCGGGACAGTCGCTATCCTGTGCATTACAAAGACTCGGAAGGCAAGCGCCACACACGTGAGGGCCGATTCAGTCCCGAAGCCAGTGTGGAAGAACACCGGGCCATGTTGAAATTTGTTGAAGAGTCGATTGCGGCCAACCCCACTGCTAAGTACGTGGTAGTTGGTCATCACTCGCCTAGCAAAGCATCAACTCACCCGCAGTACGCAGATCAAACCATGGTGAATGGTGCTTACAGTTCAGACCTGGACCAGTTTATTCTTGATCGTCCACAAATCAAATTGTGGACACATGGACATACTCATCACGAGTTTGACTACATGATCGGCTCATGCCGTGTGATGTGCAACCCACGTGGCTATGATGGCTATGAACAACAGGCGGAACAATGGAAACTGAAAACAGTAGATATTTGAATTGGTTCCGGTACAGTGGGATCAGTGTTATCTTTACACTGAATCCACTGCATTGGAGATTGACGCCACGTGCTAGACGTGAGCCCAACGATGGATGGCCCAGTCCCAATGAACGCACCTGGTCAGTGAGTTGGTTGTTCTTGACCATACGTGGTTGGGTTGACAATGGTGATTGGTAATGCAAGCCCATGCGGAGTGGATTGTAATTGCTGTGCTAATCTTGTTGTCTTACATCAATAACTCTGAAATGGGTGAAGACCGTGAACGTGCGGCACTGGATCGGATACGAAACTCAAGTGGATACTTAATAAGATATGAACAAACAGACTAAACAACTAGCGGAACAGGCAGGCTTTGTCCTTGATGAATTACCAGATACAGTACTACAGCCATTGGAAACATTTGCTGATCTATTGCGGGCCGCTAACACTCGTGAAGTGATTGCATTGTGTGCCAACACAATCAACAACAACCTCAATGAACAAAAACAAAAAACAAAACATCGTTGGGATATAGTAGAAGCCGTGGTAATTGTCTCAGCATTGGTAGCCTGGGCCACCTGGTGGTACACTCAGTCACACACTTAAAGGATAAAACATGAAAGTATACATTTCAAAATATCGAGATCACTGGATCTCACCTTACACCATGTTGGACTATGCGTTCTTCTGGACTGACTGGTCAAAGTGTGCTCGCAAAAAAGGCATTCTTACCCTGGAAGAAGAAAGCCAATATATTGAACGTCCAGAGTGGTGTGACCGCTGGAGCGACTACCTGAACCCTGTTAGCAAAGCAATTCAATGGGTACTGGATCGTGTGCATCCAAAGATTGACTATGTGAAGATTGACTACTGGGACACCTGGAGCATGGATCATACCTTGAGTCCTATTATCCTGCCCATGCTCAAGCAACTCAAAGCGGCCAAGCACGGTGCTCCTTTTGTGGATGATGAAGATGTGCCTGATCATTTGAAATCCACAGCCGCGCCGGCCAAAGAAAACAAGTGGGACACAGATGCCAATCACTTCCTGCGTTGGGATTGGGCCATGGACGAAATGATCTTTGCGTTTGAGTGCAAAACAGATGACTCCTGGGAAGATGCTTTCCGTTCAGGTGAGCATGACATGCTGTGGGTGCCTGTGGATGCGGACGGCAACGAAGTGCCTAAAGGTGAACACAAGCATTATCAAATGAAAGATGGCCCTAACAACACATACAAGTGTGATTACGAAGGTATGAAAGTTGTTGAAGCACGTATACAAAACGGATTTCGACTTTTTGGCAAGTATTATCAAGCACTCTGGGACTGATGAAAATTATTCGGGTAGAACCCATAGTACCAATGGTGAGCATGACCTGGATGATTGGATCACGTTGTAACTATGCCTGTTCTTATTGTCCACCAGAACTGCATGATGACACAAGTGCTCACCCTGATCTTGACCGTCTCAAACAGGTCTGGTCCAGTTTCTATCACAAAACAAAGCACATGGGCTTGCCTTACAAAATCACATTCACTGGGGGCGAAGTCACTGCCAATCGGAGTTTCTTGCCCTTGATTGAATTTTTACGCAACAGCGATGTTGACCTAGGACAAATTTTAGTCACCACCAATGGCAGTGCCAGCACTGACTATTATCTGCGTCTGGCCCAATTGGTAGATGCAATTAGTTTTAGTGTGCATTCAGAATTCTGGAATGAAGACAAATTTTTTGAAACTGTTCTGGCAGTAAACCAAGTCATGGCTCGTCCCGAAAAAAGTTGTCATGTGAACCTCATGGACGAGCCATGGAATCGGGTCAACTTTGACAAATACACACAAATTTTCCAACAACATCAAGTGAGCCACAGTATCAATGTCATCGAATCTAATTAAACATCAAAATTACAATTGCCGGGCCACTGATGAGCAAGGCCAGGAACATCTTGTGTATGCCAACTGGATGCACAATCAAGGATTGACTGCCTGGCACGGATATCGTTGTGATGTTGGCCGCACCAGATTTTACATTGACAAAAACTTTGATATCTGGGCCGGTGAATGCAAGAACACCTATCTTGGCAATGTATTATCTGATTGGTCCCCCAAGACTGATACCATGTGCCAACAAAAGACCTGCACTGGTTGTACTGACGATTTAATGACAACAAAGTATCAAAATGACATTTAGACACATGATAAGAGACATGATGACCTACCATGAAAACTTGGGTGTAGAATTCACTCCCAACTCCATACCCCGTAGCGACTATGAGCAGTGGAAGAAACAGTACACCTGGGACGCCTTGCATGATCTACGTTATGGACAAAGTTTCTGCAACTATTTTGGCATCACAGATCACAGAATCTTCTTTGAGCGCAACTGGTTGGTGTGCGACACAGTTATTCAGCGAGAGTGGCTTGCAAGATCCTAAATTTCCATATGGTGCCCAGATCGACTGGGGATATCGCATGGACACCCAGGCACAATGGGATGACGTGGCCATGTGGGGATTTGAAACGTTTGGCCTCCCAGGTGAACGCTACATAACTGACATAAATGTCAATGACATGACCTGGTGGTTTCGATCTGAACATGATCGACTGCTGTTTGTACTACGCAACGGACAGGCTCGATGCACACAGTTAGAGTTGACAGAATAGAAGTCTTTGATGCGATTGACCTAAAGAATCAATTGATCACAGCGGGCCTAGTTTTAGATCAGGACTTTGAGTGGGCCTGGATCACGGCTGACTATGATCAATTCACAGGATGGACTCGACAAAAACACGCAGAATTTCGATTCCTGGATCCTGCCATGGCCACATTTTATCAGTTGAAATGGGCGCAATAATAAGTACTGCTGATGAAACACACAAATGATACGCCGTTTGAAATTCGTCTAGGCGATAGTTTTCGTCATGCCCGAGAAATCCACAAACCTTTTGGTGAACTGGATCGTGTGTTGGCCTGGTGCAAGACTGAACTCGTAGGCGAATGGCGCTGGCAACTGATAGATGTCAGCACAGACAAACGCCCTGGTCGCTACATTTTCTACTTTGATTCTGAGCGTGATTACTTTGCTTTCACACTGTACTGGCAGTAAAAACTAGTACTTAGGTAGTACTTGACAACTAACCCCGATCCCTGTATAATCAACACATAGCAACTTTAATAGGTGTCAATGTGAGTATAGAAATAAAAAACTTAACTGCTGAGCAGGTGGAAATGCTGGATGCCATGTGGGCATGTGAATCAGCAGAAGAATACTTGACATGGTATCACTTGCTGGACGCTCGAGACCAAGAAATGGCAGATGTACTGCAACGCATGATCATCCTTGAGACCATGGATGAGATGTTGGAAGAAGTCAGCGATGGCTACACTGATATCAAATCTTACTTGAAAAAGTTCATGCTGTGAACCACCACTTTGTTGTCATGTGGGACAACACTGGCCTGGAGTACATAGGCGACATCACTGCGGACGAAACGAAACGTAGTTGGTCGGCGCTGAAAGGCAAGCCTATTGGCAGTAGTTTGCCCAACCTCAATCACATGATACTTCGTGCTAGATACAATCCACAGCGACACTATGAGATCTATCAAATTCAAGCCACTGATGGCATCACCGCCGATGACATACGAGACATGTTTGCGGCCAGTCCTCAAACAGCCGCGGACACAATCCGCAGACTTGGTCACTGTTACTTTAGTGACCGAGTGCAAGAAGACCGTGTGGTAATACGATAATGACTCCAGAAATTATCACCGACCTCAAAGGTTTTGATTGGCAAAAAATCATTGACTACGGCAATAGTCTTGGTGACTTGAATGATGCACAATTACGATTTATCAAAGGTCTGGCTGTGGAACAGGCGGTGGAAGCATTTGGTGATGGTGATCTCACTTATATTGGCGAGAAACATCGTGACTATGAATGGCCTAAACATGACATTGATGTTGAGTTAAAGACCATATTCAGCCAGAGTATGTACGATGCCAAAGGCAACGTCAAATCTTTGCCTGGCATACGTCTTAACAACAGCATGGGAACCAACAAATCCTCGCTAGACTCCGACAACATTGCCGATGTGTTGATAGCAGTGCATCGAGATGGAGCCTATGCCGTGTCAAAAGATATTGTAATAGCCAAAGCAAAACATCTTGGTGATGGATGGGAATTGAAACCAAACAAGTCAGACATTGTTGAATTATCTGGACGCATCCTTAGAAAAAATAAGTACAACACTAACATATCAACGGCGGTCAAAAATGCAATCAAAGAATCTTTATCAGGTCTATAATCAATCCTGCATTGAAGGCATGCGTGAGCATGTGGCTGACAACAGCATTGATCTAATCTTTACTGATCCTCCTTATGGCATCAAAGGTGATGAATTGGATGTGCATTACCACAGAGACGAAAGCAAGGTAGTGCCAGGTTACGTTGATGTACCACTCAACGAGTATGCTAAATTTAGTCTGGACTGGATCCGGGAATGTGAGCGTGTGCTACGTCCGGGCGGCAGTATGTACATTGTGAGTGGGTACACTAACCTGCACCACATTCTCAATGCCCTACATGCCACTGGTCTGGAAGAGATCAATCACATCATTGCCAAATACAGTTTTGGTGTCAGTACCAAGAACAAGTTTGTGAGCAGTCACTACCATGTGCTATTTTGGTCCAAGCCCGATCGAGGTAGCAAGAAACGCACATTCAACTCCAACTACAAGTACACAGACCAAAAAGATAGTTATCACGATAGGTTGAGTGTGCAAGACATGCCTAGGGACTACAAGCCCGGACAAGTCAAAAACAAGAATCAATTGAGTGAAGACTTTATTGAGAAGTTCGTCATGTACTCCAGCAACCGAGGAGACACGGTACTGGATTGTTTTGGTGGTGGCTTGACCACGGGCAGAACAGCACTACGTTGGGGTCGTAAGTTTGTGGGTTTTGAACTCAACACCCATGCATATGATGCTTTTGTTCCCACCCTGGCTGAGGTGGAAGAGTTACCGGATCCTGTTCCTAGCACACCTGATGCCGTTGAACTGGCCAAACGTCAAAAACTGCGAGATGGTTGGAAACGGGATAGGTTGCTAAAAAAAGCAAACAAAAGTACTACTCAGCCCGCGGTTGACCAAATTCAATAAATCTACTATAATATACACATATTAACTACTGGAGCCTTTGATGATTCCTGCATACGAAGATGTTGTGCGTAAGCCAAACGTCATGAAAAACAGAAACCCGCTTAAACAAAAAACCAGTCGGATTGTAGCGTTGGCAGATCGTGTGGCACAACTGCAAACATACAAAGGTTGGCAACGATTGATTGCTGAATATCAAAAACAAGGCATTCAAATTGATCCTAAATTACGACCATTGATCAAGATGGTCAAGTTGAAATTGTTGTTCATTGACGAAGACATTCAACGAGCACTAGATGCCAAACATTGTACCAGCATCGCAGGTATTGGTAATTTCAACCCAATGTACCTGCAGGTGTTTTATTGCGTTAAAATACCGGGCAAAGAAGAATACCATTCAGTTGATGCTCAACATACTGCCACACTGGTTGCGGCCTTGATTGATGCTGGGGTGTTTACCGACGAAACAGATTGGCGTGAAATAGAAATGCCTGTGCTGTATATGGAAACCAATAGCAAGGCATTTGCTCGTAAAGCATTTGCACTTATCAACGGCAAAGGCAAAAAGAAAATTAGTGCGTGGTACGAACATCGAACCAAAGTGATGAGTGCTCGAATTGATCAAAGCAATGACGACGACGACCAAGAAGCATTAACAAAGCAAGAAATTTGCGAAAAATACGATTGCTACCCAGTAGACAAAGAAAGTGATTTTATAGGTTTGCCCGGTACGTTTACTCATATGCAAGCACTGAGTCTTGACAATGAAATTTTGGAAATGGCCTGTAAATTTCACAACGACTATTTCCACTATGATGAGATCAATGGTTCACTATGGTTTATGATGGAAGATTTGTTCAAGGCATTCAAGGCTGCCAAGATCAAAATCACAGACAAGTTCCTAGGCGAACTTGCTGGAATTCTGCAAGGCTACTTTGCAGGACTTGCAGGCTTTCACGAGGCTGTACATCATGCACATCGTCAATGGGGCGAGCATACATATGGCTATGAAGTATCTTGGCAGGATGAGGCCATTGCGGCAGTTTTAGTATTACTGTATCAACGACTAGGTGGTACCCAGCGCATTCCAAAACCCTTGTTGGATCGATTTGAAAAGATACTTGACTTTGTGGCAGATGACATCAAAGCACTCTACGAAGAAGTTGAAACAGCATGAGTTACTTCTACATCCTTCCCGGGCCATTCCGAACAGGATTTGGCATTACTGGTGACCACGAACGTCGAGAAAAAGACTACACCGGCGCCTGGGGAGGTGTAGCACGTTTTTCATACCTGTTTGAAGGCACGAGTACACACATCAAACGATTAGAAAACATCATCAAAATTCAAAATAGAGACATGCTGTGGAAAGTAGATGAGTGGGAAACCGAGTGGCTAGACAATGACTGGACTCCTGACCAGTTACTGGGATTCGTGCAAGAACTAGTAGCAGAACGCCACCTAAAAGTAGTACAAATAAGGTAATACTTTAGTGCTACCGAAACCCTACAGAAATGTGGGTTTTTCTTTTGGTTGACCGAATATTCCCTTTTTGCTATAATACTTGTATAGAAACTAAAAAGGAGTCCAGAATGGGAACACGTAGTCGTATTGCAGTTATGCACGGTGAAGTTTGCAAATCAGTTTACTGCCATTGGGATGGCTATTTGGAACACAATGGCGCTATATTGCAAGAGCACTATGACTCCTCTAAGGCCAACCAACTGGTAGCCCTGGGCGACTTGTCAAGCCTGCGTCCTGAGATTGGTGTAAAGCATCCTTTCTCTTGTTTAGATGCTGATGCTGGTAGCGACTATGAAGAACGCTATGGCAACATGTGTACCTTTTACGATCGTGATCGCGGCGAAACAGAATGCACTTGGTCAGTAGATCACACGTTTAAAGACTTCCTGGACCGTGCCAAAGGTTGCGGTGCTGAGTTTTACTATGTGATGAAAGATGGTGTATGGTATGTGGGTGATACTTACGACTCTACTGAATTAAGTAATCGGTTAACACCACTTGCAGAAGCCATGCAAGCCGTGGAAACGGTTGACCAATAATCGCCGAACTGCTATAATATACACATATTAACACAACTAGGAGCCAGTATGCCAGGATTTGTAGACGTATCAAACATGACAGCCCGTGAAATTCGCATGATGGATCATGCGGCTGACGCCGATGAAACATATCAGCCCCGCCAAACTTGGAAACCCCGGGCCAAGCCCGCAGGTGTCAAGCATTCGGTGGACAATGTTTGGGGTGCGGCAGTGGCGGCACAACGCATGAATGGTTCTTATGTGAAAGAGACCATGTACAAGGTTGATCCAGAAATGTCCAGCAATACTGTGATAGACAAACGTCGCAACCGCGATATCATGCTTGACATTTTGGCTAATCCTGCTGTGCTCACTGTAGAAGATATTGCACAAGGACAGGAGTGCCGCAAGTTCCTGCAAAACGACATTACCTTCCGTGCTCTTAAAAACAAACTCACAGAGTTTGATGGCTCTGTTAGCAAGGTGCTGGCAGTTGAAGATGACTTTGATACTGTGAAACACAAATTGGAATTGGCTGTGGTTGCATGTCTCCCACAAAGTCATGCTCGCAGTTTAGAGCGTCAGGCTGTTCAAGAACGAGTGCGCCAAACATCAGGCGCCGTGATCGGCACCCCTGGCGACAAAGTCACTCTGGCAGTTGAGATTGTGAAATCCAACTACAGTCAGCAATGGAATACCTGGTATGCCACTGGCGTTACCCAAGACAACTCTGCTGTGTTTTTTGCATACCGCCAAGAACTGGCCAAGGGTGCCAAACACACTATTACCGGAACCGTCAAGGCTCACAGAGACGGCTCTACTCAACTCAACCGTGTGAGCATTATCTAAGGAAATTTTATGCGTAACTTCGTACTTGGTATTATTTTTGGTTTGGTGATTGCCACAGTGGGCTTCTCCGGATTGGCACGTATGTTTGACAAAGGTGTCCATACCATCCAGCAAACCAGCAAGGAACTGGCCCAGTAAAACGGGCAAATAGAACCAAAAATTATTGCAAAAGTGGTTGACCAATATCACATCTTTTGTTATAATTTAGGTATGTTGAGCAGTAATGCAAAGCATTTTTTTAAACTTTAGGCAACTTTGAAAGGCAACCTATCATGTCAGCAGACAAACTCTTTACAGTAGCAGGTACCGCTACAAATTCCGATGGTACTACTAAGGCTCGCTTTGCGAACGACTTGGTAGCCCGCATCAAGATCCTTAACAAGGCTAAATGTACCAACATCAACTTGGTAGAATTGCCACGTGCAATGACCAAGTTAGAGGCTCTTCAGTTCTTGACTGAACAGGGCATCACAGACGGCGACGCTGGCTATGCTGTAGCCAACAAGTTGGCTGAGAAGTCAAAGATCGCCAAGAAAGGCGAAGTTAAGGTCAAGGCTGTGAGGGCTTCTGCACCTAAAGCAACTACCAAGACTGCTCAAGAAGCATAAGCAGGCCGGAGTGCCAAAAAAGCGGCTTTCGGGCCGCTTTTTTGTGGCTTTTTGGTTGGTGTTGGTAATTAATACTATGCTTGAACCAGATGAATACTTACACGAGCGCATCCAAACGGTCATGCTTGAAGTCATGGGTGTGCTGTATGGCAACAACATAACCTTGGTACACATGGGTGCCATGATGAGATTGTTGGGAGTGCCAGATGCCAAGGCCGCCGAGCATGACAATGAGATGCTGGAACTGGATGAAAAGTTTGGTGCCATGCTTCGGGAATTAAATAAAAGCACACCACAACAAGTCCCCCGGGACGCTACCATCCATTAATGTCTATACCCAATTATCGTGCAGTGGAACCACTGTACATTGTGATCTTGCGCAACAACAATCAAGCAGAATCGTTATTTCGAACCTGGATCAAAGAGAATCGAATTGAACACGCCAACATCTCGGGCAACCGAATGATGCTTCATGATCAACGTGCATTCGAGCAGTTTCGTGTGACTTGGTCGCATAACTTTGCCTCTGTCACAGTATGGGACACCTGGCTCAAGAGACACATTTATCTAGACTAAAAGAACATCAAGTTATTGACAACCCCTTCTAGCCGCTGTATAATTAACATTGTCGTTACAAGGAGAAACAAATGACACAACACGAACAAATCGTAGCCGCTTATGAAACCTATTTGGCCGAGAATGCCAAGTTCACCGAAAAAGGCGTCAAAGCCGCTGCCGCTCGTGCTAGAAAAGCCCTGCAAGAAATGAGCAAGGGCATCAAAGAGCGCCGCAAAGAAATCACCACAGAAAAAGAAGCCTTGGCAGCCAAGTAATGCCGACGGTTCAAGTGGTAGAAGACCCTGACAATCCTGGAGAACTCTTGTTGGATTTGGGTCTTGAACTGTGTGCTGAAATCGGATGGAAAGTAGGCGACACAGTGCAATGGATAGATCAAAAGGACGGCTCATGGCTGTTACAGAAATCAAAGACATTAGCGAGTTGCTCGAACAACTCAACACAAAATCTTTAGAAGATACTCACTTCAAGTGGACTGCCGATACTATTGAGCCACTCACCGTTAGTAGTGGTGGTACTGGAACTAGTCATCCTTTTTACGGTGCTGTGCCCAATGTCACAATTGGTGGCGGTACAATGAGTGCCACCGGTATCAATATTAGTAGCCCTATTTGGACCAACAATACCACTGCTGGCAGTTACAGTTTTGCTGGACAAAACATCCAGCCCAACAACACAGTCCATATCAAAGGTGAGAATGCTGATCTCTTGATCAATGATAAAAGTCTCAAGACCTGGATGGAGAAGGTTGAAGAACGTCTCAACATCTTGACACCCAATCCCGACCTTGAAAAAGAATGGGATCAATTGCGTAAGTTAGGAGAGAGATATCGTAAGTTAGAGAAAAAATGCCAAGAAAAAGCAAACATGTGGAAGCAATTAAAAAGCATGCCCAAACCAAATTTAAACATATGACACACAAACAAAGAATCAAACACATCGTCAAGTGGATCAAGTCCTATGCCCGGAGTGCCAAAATCGACACTTTGGTGGTGGGTATTTCAGGAGGCATTGACTCCTCAGTGGTATCCGCTTTATGCGCCGAAACAGGGCTCCAAACCATTGTGGTGCAGATGCCCATACGCCAAAATCGCAAACTGGACAATCGCAGTAGTATGCAGGCCGACTGGTTGCTGGAGCGTTACAAAAATGTCACCTATGTGAGCATGGACATGACCTCAGTGTTCACAGCATTTGAAAAGAAACTGGAACCCATTTGCAGAGACAGCACAGACATAACTCTGGCATTTGCCAACTCACGTGCTAGACTGCGCATGATGACCCTGTATCAAATTGCTCAAAGTTATGGCGGTATTGTGGTGGGCACAGGCAACCGCGTGGAAGACTTTGGTGTGGGCTTTTTTACCAAGTATGGTGACGGTGGCGTGGATATTAGCCCCATTGGCGACTGCATGAAAACAGACGTGTGGGACATGGGCCGTGAGTTTGGTTTGCCACAAGAAATAATTGACGCAGAACCCACCGACGGGCTCTGGGATGACGGACGTACAGACGAAGGGCAACTGGGCATGAGTTACCCTGATCTGGAACGTGCCATGTGGCTGGACCAGTCTGGAGATCAAACCATGACCGCGACTGAAAAAGCCAACCTCAAGCGGTATCGAGCAATTCGAGCCAGAAACCTGCACAAGATGGAACCAATTCCTGTGTGCCGAATCCCTGAGTAAACCGCGCCGTTTACTACAAAACGGCATCATTTTGGCCCGGTCTTTGCCGGTTCTGCAATCAACTGAGTAAGTAAAACTACCATGAAAGCACAAGTAAACCATATCAGCGATCAAATCGCAATTTGGAGTTTGAGAGCGTTCCGAGTCGCAGGACTTTGGATCATTGCTCTCGCTGTGATCGCTGTGAGCAATCACAAACTAACCAATCTCCGCGCAGGCATTGAATCCATGCCCGCCGGTTATGTCACAGCCCAAGAAAAAATTCAATCCTTGGATTGTTTGACACGTAACATCTACTGGGAAGCCGCATCAGAGCCTTTTGAAGGCAAAGTTGCTGTGGCCCAAGTCACAATGAATAGACTGGCATCGGGACGCTTTGGCGATTCAGTATGCGGTGTGATCTATCAGAAAAACGTATTCTACGAACGAGTAATCTGCCAGTTCAGTTGGGTGTGCGAAAGCACCCATAAAACTCGTCCAATACATCAACCCCTATGGGCCGAATCGGAATTGGTGGCCAAAAAAGTTCTGTTAGAAAACTTTAGATTGCCCGGTATCAAAAATGCGTTATTTTACCACGCCGACTATATATCAGATCCGGGCTGGTCCAAAAGATTGAATCGAGTCACTACTATTGGTCATCACATTTTTTACGAGCAAAAGTAAAACCTCCGGTTGATTTTTGATAACCTAATAGGCAGTGTGTTATATTACCTGGTTTTAACCCTAACAGAGAGGCAGCGGCTCTCTTAGATTTGTACCAAGTATTGTTAGTCACACAATATATCGGCTTGCTATTTAAATCTCTAAGATGTTGTTTTTGAGATTCACTCATTGGGTTTTTATTCTTACCAGTATGAGACTTTGATAGATTATCTAACCACTCCTTGCTAAATGGCGGTCTTTTCTTGCCCGTTTTTGCAATTCGAATTTTTTGTTTAGTTCCCTCAGACTGCACTCTTTTTGTGCCTGCTTCGGACAACTTTTTTCGCATTTTTTCCGAAAACACTCTACCTTTTGGACTTCCGCCTTTGCCACCATCTGCACCATGAGTTTTATTGAGTAAAATGCCTGTTCCTAAGTCTTTGCGACCATACCAACGAATCAATCTGCGTTCGATAGCACAAGCACCCACATTGGTTAAATTTTGCTCGATGAAAACTATTTTGGATCTGTCGGTTGGGACACTAACGCCCGGATGTCTGCGTATAGCACGGTCGCCTTTGCCTTTACCGATATAGTATGGAGTTCCTGCTTTTGCAGTTTCTGAGTCTTTGCTACGCAGATATGCGTAAACATAGTAAATATTCATGCTGATTGCTCCTTCAAGCGTTAGAGTAGTTGGGAATTCCCGTTCCGCGAACTACACCTATATTTATACTATTTTAACGTAAATAGGGTAAATAGTAAAAAGGACTCATTATGAAAACATTTAGAGATTACATTAACTTAATAGAAACTGCCCAGCAAGGTGTGGCGGAAGGCTTGCCACAGACTCTACGCAAGGTTGTTCCTGGGCATGCCAAGCGTGAAATTGATCGAAAGATGGATGCTGGAAAGTTTGGTAAAACTGATGCGGATAAAGATGCCAACTTCCAACGCTATAAAAAGATTCAAGACAAGTTAAAAGAACAAGGTGTGGCGGAAGGTGAAGGTAACTTGGGCAAAGCACTTGATACACTAAGTGGTAATTGGAGTGGCTGGCATCAAGTCAAATCCCGTAACCCTAATATAGAAAAATTTGAATGGGATGATGGTGAAGGTGGTTTCTATGCCGGTGGAAGCATTGAACACAATTTGAAAACTGGTGAAGTCACTGTTGACTATCATGGCGAATATGACGATGAAGTTAAAGGTACCTTCAAGAACATGGGCGATGCAATGCGAGCATTAAGAGGTGGTGGCGGTGATCATGGCGGTCGAGCACCTAACTTTGACAGACTGCGTGATAGAAAACCACCTGGTCCAGATGATTTGCGTAAAACAGATAGAACAGGTCGCAAAGGCACAATCGGAGGCGGCTATGCTAATCAACTTAAAGGTAGCATTCAAGCAAACAAAGGCAGACTTGGGCCCAAGGGTGTATTGCCCGAAGCCAGTCCAGACGCACTGGCAAAAATCGATAAATTAACACGCAAGTAATCCATCCTGCTTGACGCAATCATCTAATTCTTGTATAATCTATTTTGTATCTTTTACGGAGAACGTAATGCCTTTTAATTTTCCTGTTGCAATTGTTGCTGTTCGTGATTATATCACCAACAGCCTAGCAAGACTTTCAGCAGACACACTAGGTTGGTTAGCGGCCATTGTGTTGCATTGTGCAACCCTGCCCAGTTTCCTGGCACTCATGACCGGACTCAGCGACCGAACTCCAAGTCTGGACATCATCTTGTTCTTGTGGAGCGGTCTGGTCCTGCTGTTCATGCGAGCAGTGGTACTAAAAGACATGCTGAACATCATCACAATTGGGTTTGGATTTATACTGCAAGCCGGGTTCATGGCCTTGATCCTGTTTAAGTAAAAAGTACTACTTGACAAATAATCCTGAATATGCTATAATAAAGCATGATTAAGATTTCAACAGGTCGCCCACACAAAACTCTACGTTCCAAAGACGCAGATTTCTCATTCTCGCCTGATGGCATCAAACTGGTTCCTAGAGCAAGTTTTGAGGTCAGTGTAGAATGCCCACGCGAATATCGATTGATCATTGCTGAGTGCATTAGCAACGGTTGGCTCAAACCCGTGGCTCACATGCGCGATACTGAATACACCATGGAGTTATTGAAAAAATGAGACTGTGCCCCAACTGCGATGAGCGAGCCTTGTGCTGTGATCACTGTGCCTATTTCCAGTTCAACGGAGATGAGAGCGGCGCCTACACTGGCAACGGCTATTGCCGCTTGCACAAGCGAGCAGAAGATCCTGGTAGTCTCTGTGACGAGTATTTTTGTTTTGAACTACTAGCAAAGGACGCACCCAATGAGCATGCATCTACACCACCCCAGTCTTAGTCTCAATGGCAAGAAGCGGGGCAAGGTCAAGTTTCGTAATGCAGACGAGGCTCGCAAGGCACGTGAACTGGATGCCTCGTGGAAAGAACTGCAAAAAAAGTGGGAAGTGGACGCAGAAGAAAAGCGTCGCAAACGAGCAATGAAGGCTGAGCCACTCACATACAAATTGACCACTCCTGCCGGTCGTAGCACCGCACACATTCCCAGCCTGTCGACTCCGGGTGGATCAACAGCACCTGTCTACAAAGTGTACACAGGTACCAAGGTCAAAGGTATCGCTACCATGCACAAGTCAAACGCGGTTCCTGTGTTCTCAGACGAAGAAGCAGTAGAGATTTCAAGAATGCGTCGTGGATAAAGATTTGTACTCCACACCCGAAGCCAGACTGGATACCATACTAGGTGAGGTCTCTTTTTGGGCACAGATGCAACGGTGCAGAATGTCCGAAGAAGGTCAAAAAAACTGTACCACAGGCGCAGACACAATCACATGGTTTAGAGACACTTGGGGTATACAACTGCTACCCTCGGATGATACCATATTTGGATTCCAGCGTGGAGTCAACATTTTGGATGAGCAGAAGTACATGGTATTTTTACTGAAGTGGTCATGATTAAAAAACGTTTATTAACCTATAAGGGAGATTTTGTAATGGGTGGTATGTGGGAAAAAGATGAAGTGGTACGCTTGCTCAAGGGTGTGCCAGGTACTCAGTATCAAGAAGGTGATGATCAGATCAAAGAACAGATACGTGAATGGGTCAAAGGTCTGCTGAAAAATAGTGAAATCAATGTGACGTTCACCAAAGCAGACGGCACTGACCGTGACATGCTGTGTACTTTGGATCACAGTAGAATTCCAGTTAGTGTGACAAAGCCGGTATCAACTACTGCACCGGTGGATGGCATTGTGCGTGAAAGTAAGAAGCCCCGGAAAGAACCTGATCCTCACAGTATCCGGGTTTTTGATTTGGAAAAACAAGAGTGGCGCAGTTTCCGTTTTGATAGACTCCGAAAGGTCACAGCCACCTTGGATTTCCAATAAGTAATATTCAATGGCAAAAGAAGATATTATAAACATGGAGGGTCGGGTAGAAGAAGTACTACCAGCCGCCATGTTCCGGGTAAAAATAGACAACATCAACAACGTGGTACTAGCACACTTGTCTGGACGTATGCGTAAGAACAACATCAAAGTGCTACTAGGAGATCGTGTGGAAATGGAATTTAGCCCTTACGATCTCACCAAGGCACGTATTACTCGTCGCAAATAAATACAACATGGAATTACGTGACCACATCAATCTTGTAGAAGCAAGCACCCGTCCAGCAAAACTGGAAACCACCCCTCTCCCTTACGGCGAAAAAGACCTTGAACCTGTAATGAGTAAGGAAACTATCAACTATCATTTTGAGCATTTGGCCAAAGGTTATGCCAAGCGTTACAACGCAGGAGAAGGCAATGCGGATTTTAATCGTGCTGGCAGTTTTCTACACAATAAATTTTTCCCTCAGCTTCGGGCTCCCAAGGGTGCCAACCGACCACGCGGTGCAGTACTTGCACTGATTGAAGAAAAGTTCAAAACTTGGGAAGACTTCAAGGAAGCATTTAAGGAAACTGCAATGAAGATCCAAGGATCAGGTTGGGTGTACTTGAGCACCGGCGGTGACATTAAGACCATTGCCAATCATGCAGTACGCACAGACATCTGTGTGCTGGTGGACTGGTGGGAACATGCCTGGAGCCTGGACTACCAATGGGACAAAGAACGATACCTGGACAATATCTGGAAGATCATTGACTGGGACGTTTGCAACGAAAGACTATAATGATATTAGAATCTGGTGCGGTGGCTAAATTGCGTGACTTGGTTGCCGAAGAAGGCAATCCCAATCTCATGCTACGTGTGTTTGTGCAGGGCGGCGGCTGCTCGGGCATGAGTTATGGCTTTACATTTGAAGAAATTCAAAACGAAGATGACTTTGACTTTGCCTATGAAGATGTCCGGGTTGTGGTAGATTCAATGAGCATGCAATATCTTCAAGGTGCTTCGATTGACTATCAAGAAGACCTGATGGGTGCCAGTTTTGTGATCAACAATCCACAGGCACAAACCACTTGTGGTTGCGGCAGCAGTTTTTCTGTTTAAGAGAACGCTCTAGGATCAGTGCCCCAGGATCCATTCACTGTGGTAAACACAGGAGCAAATGATCCATTGATGGGTGACCAGGTACCACCGTTTTTAACATAGGTGGCTTGAACTGCTTTCCAGGTACCAGCATTCTTTACATAGGTCTTTTGTACCGATTCCCAGTTTCCGTTGTATTTTACACTGCCACCACCTACATTCATGTCAAGTACCACATAACCACCTGCGCCGACTTGAGTGTTTGTACCACCGTATCCTGCTGACCCTGAATAATACGGCTGTCCGATTCCACCCGGAGTACGTCCACTAGGATTGATCACAATATCTCCTAAACTTGATCCAAAGTATCCTGCATACCCACCCTGATCACCACCAGGTGTGGCGCCGCCATTGCCACCGGCATATCCGCCACCACCAGCGCCACCACCTCCACCGTCGCCGCCTTTGTCTTGACCATTTTGCCCTGAATAGATTCCTACTGATGTTTGACCAGAACTGCCTGGGGCCGACTGCCCTGTAGCAGATCCTGAGTTGCCTCCACCACCACCGCCACCACCACCACCGGCTATGGCAATTGGAGAGCCGTTTAAGAAAACAACACTGGCTCCCCCGGCACCTCCACCTGCCCCGGAACTACCAGCACCTCCTGAGTTGCCGCCGCGGCCACCTCCAAAACTGGCACCACCAGTGATGGTTACTCCAAATGATCCTGGGCCGCCGGTGTTGACTCCATACAATCTCACGCTGTGATTGCCGGCAGTGACCAAAACTGAACTTGAATAAGTTGCCCGAAACCCAGGGATATACAACACATTGACGCCATCAATGTAGACTGTGGCATAATTATCACAACTGCCAGTAATGTTGTAATACCCAGTTGATGGAAAGTTCACTGTGACAGTTTGATCAAAGTATGTGGCACTGGGAGTATAGTTCCAAACCCCGTATTGATTCAAAAACCCCACATAAGCACTATCCGTAACACGTTGATTGATAGGATTACTCAGTAGTTCTAGACTGGTCCAAACTGTGCTGGCTGTGTAACTGGCACCGCCGCCGCCACCTGGCGCACCCGATCCGCCTCGGCCTGCGCCGCCTGCTCCGGCCACAGCAACTTGCAATATATCGCCATTGGTTATAGTAAATGTTTTGCGAGCAAAACCACCGCCGCCACCAGAACCGCCAGGATTGCTGTCATTGCCCCCACCTCCTCCACCCCCGCCCCAAACGTAGGCAATGATTTGGCTTGTGGTTGTTGGCCAAATCAATTGTTGTAGGCTGTTGCTAAAGCCAATTGCTCGTATTACTGATGCCATGTTGTGCTTTTAAATTTGATACCAAATATCGCCATCACTGCCGCCAGTTGGGGCCGCTGTACTAACATATCTCGTGCCATATCCATTGGAGTTGGTGGCAATGGCCAACGTTACATTAGCAGTTAATGCACCTCCACCACTCAACCCGCCACCGGCAATAATTATAGTTGCCGCATCTGCCGCGCCAAGATTTGTTCTAGCATCAGCGGCAGTGCTGGCACCAGTACCACCATCTGCTACTGTTAAATCAGTTATTCCAGTTATTATTCCACCAGTGATGGTCGCATTACTGGCGCCAAAGTTTCCTAACCCAGTTACTGAGCCACCGGTGATGGCCACTGCGTTTGAATTTTGTGTTGCAATAGATCCTAGACCAAGATTTGTTCTAGCATCAGCGGCAGTGTTGGCACCTGTTCCGCCGTCAGACACAGCAATTGCTGAACTTAGACCAGTAATTGATCCACCAGTGATGGCTACGTTGTTGGCATTTTGAGTTGATGATGTTCCAAGTCCTAGACCTGTTCTAGCAGATGATTGAGTATTCCCACCAGTACCACCATCGGCCACAGCCAATGGAACAATAAGTCCAGTGATTTCGCCACCAGTAATAAACACATTATTCATTGTGCCGCCGGTGAATGCTACATTGCCGGTGTTCATCACAGCAATATTACCCAATTGTAAATTTGTTCTGGCACCGGCGGCTGTGCTGGCGCCTGTGCCTCCGTCGTCTATGGCCAAGTCGGTGATTCCTATGATTGTGCCACCAGTAATAGCAACTGCATTGGCATTCTGCTGACTCATGGTCGGTAAGGCATTGGTCCAGTTGGTCACAAATTGTGTGGTAGCAATTTGTGTACTGCTTACTGAAATGGCAGCAGTAGGTGCTAACGGTGTTCCAGTAAATACCGGACTGAACTTTTCACCTTGCACAAATGCTGTGGTAGCAATTCTAGTTGAACTATCATTGTAAACAGCACTGTTTGCTGTGGGTGCACCTGTAAAGTTTGGGCTTGCTTTTTCACCTTGCACAAATGCCGTGGTGGCCACCTGAACAGAATTATCATTATAGGTAGCAGTAGGTGCAATGGGCGTGCCTGTGAATTGTGGACTGACAGTGACAAATTGTGTGGTTGCCAATTGTGTAGTGGCAGTTCCTTGTGCGGCTGTGGGTGCGGTAGGCGTGCCAGCAAAAGCAGGACTATTTGTAACAAATGCCGTGGTTGCCAATTGTGTAGTGGCAGTTCCTTGTGCGGCTGTGGGTGCGGTAGGCGTGCCAGTAAATTGTGGGCTTTGGCTTACAAATGCAGTGGTAGCAATTTGTGTGTTTGATGTTCCGGCTGCGGCAGTGGGCGCTGTGGGCGTCCCAGTAAATGCAGGGCTAGCTTTTTGTGTTTGGACGTAGTCTTGAGTGGCCAGTGCCGTCCAGGTATCGGCAGTGCTGTATGAGGAAATAACATCAGTGGCGCTGTTGTACCAAAGTTGTCCTAAAATTGGTTGCAATGGTGCAGTTGAGTTGGCAAAATTTTCCAACAAATATACATAGTTTTCGTTTTCGTAGGTGCCGTAATCTGTTAGAGCACGACCCACCAGGGCCAGGTCTGTTGCAGTGGTATTAACAGTACCATCTGCAACGATTGCAATTACATTTCCACGGCTGTTGTTGATAATATATGACATTGATAACTCCGAGTCCGTGTATTTAGCGATAGATCGGGTTCGCAAGCCCGAACACAAAGTTTGGTAAATACAGCACTAGGACTGCAAATTTATGACACAACTATTAATCAATGTGGGGAATGTTGCCAACGATGGGCAAGGTACTCCATTGCGCACAGCTTTTCAGTATATAAACAGTAACTTCACAGAACTTTATAATAATGTTCAAGCCACACCCCCTGTTTCTTCTAGCGGTCAAGCCGGTGATGTTCCAGGCATGATCGCATATGATCAAGAGTATCTGTATGTATGCGTGTATGAATACGATGCTACTACTATAATTTGGTATCGTATAGCATTCGATACTGCTCCTTGGTAAAATAAAACATGAGTCAACCTGTTTGGATCACTCCTGCTAGTAGTTTGGGAACCATACCTGAAAATGTGTTCTATCAAAACAATTTGCTGGTAACTACAGATGCTTTGCCATTCGCTCCCACCTGTACTGCTACCACAGCAGAGACCAATGTGATTACCTGTACCAGTACTGCGGGATTGTATGCTGGACTCAATGTTATTTTTTCCGGAAACACGTTTGGTGGCATTGACTCCACAGTAAGATATTTTGTGTTAGATGTTGCGAACTCCACACAATTTCGCGTCACTGACACAGAATTCAGTTCTATACCTGTGGCACTGACCACTGCTACTGGAACAATGGCAACTGAGTTTAAGCAACATGTTTACTACACCTTGATTGCAGGCTCACTGCCTCCGGGCATTCAAGTGTCAGACAACGGATTAATTGTAGGTGTACCACAGGCTCTGGCCAGCATACAAGGTGTGCCGTTTGATGTCAATAGAGATGTTGTCAGTAAATTTACCATTCGAGCCTACACCACAACTGCCGCCGGTGCATTGGATCGCATCAGAGATCGAACATTCACACTCACAGTGATCAACACCAATGCGCCGGTGTTTGCTTCGCCCAGTGATCTTGGCACCTATTATGATGGTGACCGATTGAACATACAAATTGCCATTGACAATGCAGGACCTAATGTACCTGTAGTGGTCACCTTGGTAGGAGGTGCTTTGCCCGGCGAAGTTTCAATCAGCACCACGGGATTGATATCTGGATATATTCAACCAGCAGTGGATGTTACCAAACCACCTGGATATGACCTCACTCCTGATGACTTGTATCCTTATGATTTTTTAACCAGTGCCATCAACAAAAATTATCAATTCACACTACAGGTCACTGATGGGGTCAATACTGATTTAAAAACTTTTAGTTTCTATGTGTACAACCGCGCTACGCTCAACGCCAGCACCACACAGATCACTGCGGACAATTCAAACATTACCACAGACGAAGGTGAAGAGCGCAGACCGTTTATTGTAAATTCCCTGCCGTCAGACCTGGGAACTGTACGCGGCGACAATTATTATGCACATCAATTTATTGCCAACGACTATGACACACCTGACCTTAAATATGCAATCAGTGTCAATGTGGGATCAGGCCTGCCACCGGGGCTGAGCATTGACCCCAATTCAGGTTGGTACTATGGATATATTCCCGATCAAGGAGTAACCAAAGTTGAATACAGTTTTAATGTTGTGACCTACCAGGCTGATTTTGTAGGCACGCCCATCACCTGTACCGCTACAACTTTTGGTACAGATATTATCACTTGCAACAGCACCAGCCAAATTGCCACAGGTCAACCTATTGTGTTTACTGGCACCAGTTTTGGTGGAATCACAGCGTCGGCTACTCAAGTGTACTATGTGTTGTCAGTAACAAGTGACACTGAGTTTAGCATAACTAATAATCTTGGCAGTACCACTCCTGTAACATTGAGCACAGCCTCTGGCACATTATCGGCCAACTTGATTGTGGCAAGTGACCCATATCCATTTACACTGACCATTGCTGGCACGGCCAATGCTGAAGTGGTTTGGCTCACACCCGGAGATCTTGGCACAATTGAAAATGGTGCCATCAGCATGTTGGTAATTGCGGCAGAAAATGTAGGTGGTCGCTCACTACAGTATCGTCTTGCACCGGGTGCAGGGTCAACACAGTTACCATATCCTTATGTGCCCGGAGTTTACAATCTTTTGCCACAAGGACTGCAACTGTTGCCGTCTGGAGAAATTTCTGGTCAAGTGACTTTTAACACATTTGCAGTTGATCTGGGTGCCACAACATTTGATGCCACCCAGGCAATCACACGAAACGTTTCCATTCAAGAAACCACATTTGACAGCACCTTTACATTCACAGTAAATGCCTATGCCCAAGACACTCAACAAATACTCTACAAAGTCAACACGATAACAGTTGACAATGGGGGTTCTGGCTACAGTTCATCTCCGGGCGCAGTACCGGTATTGACATTCAACACACCCACAGGTGCTAGTGCAGTGCAAGCCACAACAGGAAATATCACAGTGACCGGTGGTGCCATAACTGTTGTGGAAGTGGCAGATGGCGGCGCCGGATATACCAGTCCTGCCACTCTCACAGTCACTCAGGGATATGGCGGCAGCGGCGCGGTATTCACACCGGTCATGAGAGCCACCGGCACACGAGATGTAGTAAGTGTCAACAAAACCTTCTCTGTAAAAATAAAACGAGCGTACAATAAACCCTATCAAAATTTATCAATAGAGGCCATGCCTCCGGCCAATGATCGTGTGATGATAGCAAGTTTGCTAGATAACCAAGAAATATTTGTTCCAGAATATATCTACAGAATTGATGATCCTTATTTTGGCAAGTCATCACGAGTGATATATCAACATGCATTTGGATTGGCTCCTGATACCCTGGAAACCTATGTCAGCAGTTTGTATCTAAATCACTATTGGAAAAATCTAGTGCTGGGAGAAATTTCAACAGCACAAGCCGTGGATCCTGTCACAGGCCAAGTGGTTTACGAAGTTGTATACAGCAAGATTGTGGATGACCTTGTGAATGCGGCCGGAGCCAGTGTGAGCAAGATTGTGAATCTTCCCTACGTTATAACCTATCCTGTTGACAGTGGCATGCAAATAACACAGGTGTATCCCAACAGTCTGGTTGACATGAGAGATCAAGTGGTTGATGTGGTGGGACAAATATCTACCAAGTTGCCTCTGTGGATGACCAGCAAACAAGCCAATGGACAGGTGTTGGGATTTACTCCGGCCTGGGTCATGTGCTATACCAAACCCGGCAGAAGTCAACAAATTGCTTATTATGTACAGACACAATTTGCAGGACATTTAAATGCTGTGGACTTCAAGGTGGATCGTTATGTGTTAGATCGTACCATGAGTCGCAACTGGGACACTGTAACCCAGAATTGGACCCCCAAACCCAGTCTTACCACATTTGATAGATATGGCTCAGGACAACTGCCATTTGTTGGCTATGTAGATCTGGCCACACAATTAGCCTACACAGATGTCAATCAACAAACTTTGGATAATATTGCTGCCTTGGGTGGGCTAGACGGAACAGTTGCCAATATTGATGGCAGTACAATAATTTTTGTCAAGCAAGAATACTATACCAATTATGACACACCTGCCGCTGCCTGGCAAGATTATACCAATCTCTATGGCAATGATTACAGTCCCGAGACTGCAGGTCAATATTTTGATGAAAGTCATACCATACCCGGTGGATACACCGTCAATTGCACCAACACCTATGTTGGCACCAACTATATCAAAACTGCAACTGCCACAGGGGGCACCACTGGAATGCATGTGAATGATCCCATATGGTTCACCGGTTCAATATTTGGTGGAATAGATGCCAACGGTGATAACGGCCTAGCACAGATATACTATGTGACCGAGGTGGTCAATACTGGTTGTTATATCACATCAGGAACCTTGATCACTTGTGATTCTGCCACTTACTTGAACGACAATGATGTGGTGTGGTTCACCGGAACTGCCATTGGTGGCATAAATGAATTTACCTCCAGCAATGAAATTCAACAATATTATGTTACCAAAGTATCGTCTACCACATTCAGGATTAGTTTGACATCAGGAGGATCATTTGTTTCGTTGAATACATCATCTTTCGTGACATCTGGTGATCTCATGGTGGGTAACAAGTACAAAATTAAAACTGTGGGAACCACAGACTTTACTGCACTGGGTGCAAGCGACAACACTGTTGGCACAGAATTTGTGGCCACTGCAACAGGCACAGTCACAGCCGGCAACTTTATTGTGGGAAAATCTTACACAATCAGCACAGTGGGCACCACAAACTTTATGCTGATTGGTGCCGGCGCAAACACTGTGGGTATCACATTCACTGCCACCGGTAATGGTAGTGGCACAGGAACTGCCGCCCAAGGCAGTGGACAAGTCTATGATGTGATGACAGTGAATACTCAATACTTTGCTGTGAGTACAACCAAGGGTGGAACCAACACCACATTGACCACGGCCTCAGGCAGCATGGTTGCAAACTTTGGAAATCAGCGCATGGCAATATATACCATATCAGTGGATACTGCGACTCAGTTGGTATCACTCACTCCCACACAACTCACTGCTGAAACACAGTATATTCAAGTTGTTCGCGGGCACAGGTTTGCCGGCGCACAGGTATACTACCCCACCAGTCCTGCTCCTGGATACACTCTGGTGAATTGGCTGCCTGTGCCTCAATCAAACTCAACCGAAACCACATTTGATGGTACCAGCATGGCGTTTGAAGCACCTGTTGATATGTACGATCCCACCAATCGGGATGATAAATATCTGGTATTCCCCAAAGCCAATATATTGGTATAACTAGGACAAAAAAACAATGGCAAGTCAAATCAACCCAAATGACATCGACGGAGCATATCCGGTCGCTGGACAAGACAACAATTCACAAGGTTTTCGTGACAACTTCACCAACACCAAAACAAACTTTACCTACGCGGCCAACGAAATCACCGATTTACAAAATAATGGAGTATTCACCAACGTTGACAACAACATGAACAATTATGACATCTATGCTGTGAATTTGAATGATGTCAGTACCAATCGCATTGCCATTGCCACAACAACTGGAGCCATTGCTGTTAACTATGCTTCAGGACAATATCAAACAATTGGTACCACCACAGGTTCTATCAGTTTGAGTTTTACGAATTTCCCGGCTAGTGGGTATTATGGTTCAGTCTGTTTGAGAATAACTGTCGGTAATGCCGCACACACTGTGACATTGCCTTCAGCAGTGAGTGTAAATGCTGTGGGTATACAGGGTTACGCATCAAACGTAATTACCTTTGCTGCCGCAGGTGTCTATGAGTTCAACTTTGGCTCCAGCGATGGTGGCAGCACAATTACCATTACTGAAAACAACAAACAAATTCAACCTCTCAACAACAGCAGTGAATCGTTGGCTTCTGCTGGTGCTGCCAATTTGGCTGTGACCACCAGTTACTTTACCACAAACGGAACTGCCACGTTGGCCGCAGGCACTGGGGGGCAAATCAAAACGTTTGTGCAAACTGCCAGCACCACTGCCATGGTGTTAACTGTGACCAATGCTGGTTGGAAAAGTTCAGGAACTGGTACCATAACCTTTCCATCAACCACATACGGAACCGGTTGCACATTGCAATACATCAACAGCAAATGGTACGGTATTGGCAACAACGGTTGCACATTTGCTTAAAAACACTTGACAACCCTCATGTTATAGTGTTACACTAACAACATGGAACATCCTTTAATCGGTGATATAAACGACTTGACCATTGATGAACTCAGTGCTCGAGTCAGCGAACTTTCCAACAAACTCAATATAGCCACCAGCATGGGTAATGCTCATTTGTGCGATCAAATCAGAATGGCCCTGGAAACTTTTCGCAACAAGTATCAAGACCGATTGCGAGAATCCTACAAAAAACAAGAAGAAATCAATCACATCAACTTTGACGACAAAATCAATATCAAATGAACGTTAGACTACAATACGACCTAGACTTTCTTGCAGGAGTCTACTACGAAGATCAACTGCAAATGAACAGATATACTGTGAGCCTTAACTTGTTGACCAAAACCAAAGACTCAGCCAGCACCAATATTGCCCTGGATCGAGCCAAGGCATTTGTGCATGGCGCACTGGAAAGTTCAGTTTTTATAAATCAGGCCAATCAGGAACGGGCCGAGATGATGCAGTTGATGGGTATCCGTGTTACCACCTTGCCCGAAGAACCAGTTGACCAGATCATTGGCATGATGTTATACTACAAACTCAATGCTGTGATGGAAGAGCGTATGGTAGTGACCAGTCTAGACCTTTCCAGCACACTGGGTGACTCAGTTTGGTATCAGCACGATGAAGAAGACCTGTCGGGCCCGTTTGCAGGGGAAGGTTGGTGGCATCAAGCCAGTATGCAACATGAAAGTGTAGAGCATGAGTCTGCACCTGGCAACATTGTCAAAGTAATGTCAACTGGCTGGTACGAATTGAATCTAGAGTGGCCCGAGAACACTGCACTTGCCAGCGACAACACAGTGGTGTTTGCAAATTTTCCACGAAATGAAAAATAATCAATACGGAGAAATAATACTGGATGAAACTGACCTGTGTGATTTGATCATGCAGGGTCGAGATCTCACGCAGATGACGTGTGTAATTGATCATTCGGTCAACATCGAATCAGCAATTAAACTGCTGGAAGATCCCGGGCAGTTGGTGCTATGGACATTCCCCCATAACAGTGACATCGGTGTACCTGACTGGGACAGCCTGCAACAACGCCGCTGGCACATGCCCCAGCAGTATCAAACATTGGACATTGCTGAACATGTGGTTGCCATGTGTGACACACCAGAAAAACTACAGCGTGTGGGCCAAGAACTGTTGCTATATCAAGAACGTGGTCTGTTTGATTTGCTACGTTACTTGAAATATCTTGTGGATGTCATGTGTGACAATTGTGTGATTTGGGGTGTGGGCCGTGGATCCAGTGTGGCCAGTTATGTGTTATATCTATTGGGAGTACACCGAATAGATTCAATGTATTATGATTTAGACGCAGAAGAGTTTTTGCGTTAAATATTATTTTTAAGGAGACAGCAATGACAAATGAAGTATATAGATCAGCCAATGGCAAAGCCGTGGACATGGGTGCATTACGACTGCAAAATGAACAAGTTCGCGCAGTAGGCAACATGCGTGTGAATGCTCGCGGCGATGTGATCAATGATGCCAATGAAGTAATTCGTACCAGAAACGAACAAGTTAAATCAGAGTACAAACGCCAGGTTACTACACCACGTCCCGGCTCAATCAACCAGGGTGATATATGACCAAATCAGCGTTTGAAGCACACCGGTTCACTCGTGATCAAATCCGACCACTCAATGATGTGGTGATTGTGGGCGAAATGATCTTTGATCAACGCTTTACCAAGAGTGGCATTGTGTTGCTCAATGACAACGGCAAGAGTGAAGGTATTAGACCTCGCTGGGGCCAGGTGTATGCAGTGGGCCCTGAACAAAAGGATGTGCGTGTGGGTGAATGGGTTTGTGTGGCACACGGACGTTGGACACGTGGTATTGACGTAGAAGACGAAACTGGCAAGCATACCCTGCGCCGAGTTGATCCCAAAGACATACTAATGTCAGCAGATGATCAGCCCGATGATTTGACATTCTCAGATGCGGTACCGGCCTAATGATCATTGACTGGAATGTTGACCGGGTGATTGGTGAATGTCAAAAAATGTACTACGGAGCTACAGACCCATATGAGACAGGTTGGAACAACTGGCCTTGCAAACAAGACTTATATCGTGTAAAATTTGCTGTGGACGAGATGTTGAAGAACACCTCGGGATTCGCCGGCGAAGAGGAATGGTTGGAACAATTGGAAAAACAAAAAGTCTGGAAGGCATTGCAAAAATGAAAGAACTATGGGTAGAAAAGTACCGTCCTCGAACTGTAGACGGTTATGTGTTTGTGGACAACGCACAACGTGAACAAGTGACACAATGGATCCGCGATGGATCAATTCCACACCTGATGTTTTCGGGTTCTGCAGGCACAGGCAAAACAACCTTGGCCAAGATGTTGATCTCGGAACTGGACGTGGATGAGTATGATGTGATGTATGCCAATGGTTCCAAAGAGGCTCGCAAGGTCGAGTGGGTGGATAAATTAATTAGTTTTTGTCAAACCATGCCATTTGGTACGTTAAAGATTGTGCTGATTGACGAAGCAGACTACATGAACCCAAACTCGGTACAACCAGCCTTGCGCAACTTGATGGAAGACTACAGTCAAACAGTGAGATTTATTCTCACCTGCAACTATCCTTCAAAGATAATTCCACCCTTGCATTCACGCTGTCAAAAATTGCAAATCAACAAAACTGATCATACCGAGTTCACCGCCCGGGCGGCCACAGTGTTGGTGAGCGAAGGTGTGGAATTTGACCTAGATGTGTTGGATACCTATGTTAAGGCCACATACCCAGACCTGCGCAAGTGCCTGAATCTGTTGCAACCCAACAGTCAGTCAGGTCAATTGATTGCTCCTTCGGAGGCAGACAAGAGCATGGGCGACTGGCGTCTGGACTGTGTGGACTTGTTCAAACAAGGACGGGTTAGAGAAGCTCGAACACTCATGTGTCAAAATGCCACTCCCGAAGAAGCCAATGAAATATTCACCTGGATGTACGACAACTTGGACTTGTGGGGCCGCACACCTGAACAACAGGATCAGGCCATTGTGATCATACGTGATGGCATTGCCAAGATACCCTTGGTGGCTGATCAGGAAATCAACTTGAGTGCCACCCTGATTGAATTAGGTCAAATCAACTAGGCAAAATTATGTTTTTGCCCAAAAACAATTTGGTGGCCATTGCATACAAAACTGGATATTGTGGAAGTTTAATTTACATACTGGCGGCATTGAGTCCCGAAGTCAATCAATACAAACCGCTTGATCGAATATCATTTGGTGACAGTACTGCTCATGAAAACAATGAGCACTGGTTTCACGGCCTGCACGATTATTGGAATTCATTGGACGTTGACCAAGAAAACTGGGATTCTTATATTCCTAAAAATACCAAACAAGCCTTGTTGGATGATAAACTGATCTTATTTAGATGTCATCCAAACATAGCCTACAAACTTTCTTTCATTGAAAATTTACGAGTACTATACCTCACACACGCAAATAAATACGTGCCCGAAAGATGGGCCTATGAAAAAGTATACCGAGCCCAGGGTGACAAATTTTATCAACAACAGTTGAACAAATTGATCAATAGCCCGACCACAGTCAAGATTAATAATCGAATCAAAAGAAAGTTACTAGTAAATAACTTGAATCACGAAGTTATAAGTTGGAAACAGTTGGCGGCACAAATGAAAATACCACCTTATCAAGTTGAAGTAGACAAACTGCTAGAAAAAAATTTCAATGTGTATACCAACATGTGCGGATATCTGAATATAACCGCAATGTCTCAAGACAAATTCACTGAACTAATTGACACCTACAACAGCAAGCAATGGAAAAGATTCTAATAGACTGGCTAAAAAATTATACCAACAGTGATCTAACTTTGGCAACTGTTTTTGGCAATTTAAATTTTGACATATTTGATGAGGCCATGACCGTGGATTTTGTAAACAAACAATTCCATATTGATATTAATATTTCAGATGTGTGGTTTGCAACTGTGAAAGATCTGACAGATGCCATTGCCAGTCGCTCCTGATCACATGTATTGTTTGCGCAACCAAACTGTGACCAAATTTGGCTACGATAACAAAAACAATACCAATTATCATTTCAACAGTTTAGGGTACCGATCAAACATAGAATTTGATGATTGTGATGGTCCAATAATAATACTAGGTAATACCATATCATTCGGGCTGGGACTAGAAATAGAGCAGTCATTTGCTGGAATTATTGCCAACATATTAAAATGCAAAGTTTATAACTTTTCCTGGGGTTGCTATGGTCATACCAATGCAGATCAATTGTTGCTACTTAAACAGATATTATCTGTGATCACACCCCGACGGGTGATTTTTCAAATCAACAATCTCAATCGTTTTTGGAATGGCAATCATATGAATTTTAACAATTCCAACAATGTTGTGATTTCTGAATTCAATCGATTTAATTTAGAAATTCAGCAGGTATTAAAATCAACCCCGCACGATTTTTTGTACTGGGATGAAAACAGTTATCCAGTAGACTTGCCCGAGTGTTTGATACACAACAAGTACCACATTGACTCAAGTATTGAAGCAAATAAAAATACATTCGGGCCCAAAAGTCATAAATTGATAGCATATTCTATACTAAAAAGAAACATCTAATGAGATACCTAATCCTAACCTACTACCAAAAGGCCACGGGCCAAATTGACGAAGTGATGGCTGTGGCCAAAAGTTTAAAGAGTCGCGATCATCAAACGGCAAATGTAATACTTGACTTTCGAACACTCTCTGTGTTAAAATGTAGCATGAGCGGAGTAACAGTTCCTAGAGACTTCAACCGCATTGTGGAATACTACCACCAACACTACGAATCGACCATAACACGGTTATTCAAAGAGAACGGATACGAAATTGTCAAACCAGAAGAACCCAAAACACAAGTACAACCCGAACCAGTTGATCCTAGTTGATGCCGATGGCGTATTATTGAACTGGGAGTACGCCTTTGCCATCTGGATGGAGCAACACGGACACGAAAAACAACCCGGATCTGATTTTGTGTACGATATTGGTGAGCGTTATGGCATATCAAAGGATCAAGGTCGTAAGTTAATCAAACTGTTTAACGAATCGGCTGCCATTGGTTTCTTGCCGCCCTTGCGTGATGCCATGTACTATGTGAAACGACTGCATGAAGAACACGGTTATGTATTTCACTGTATTACCAGTCTAAGTTCCGATGTCAATGCACAACGTCTGCGTGAAATGAATCTCGCCAAACTGTTTGGTAAGACTGCTTTTGAACTGATTGTTTGTTTGGAAACTGGTGCTGACAAGAATCAAGCACTGGAGCCTTACAGAGACTCAGGATGCTGGTGGGTAGAAGACAAACCGGAAAATGCTGAAGTTGGACACGAACTTGGTTTAAAAAGTATCCTAATGGAACATGGTCATAATATGAGTCATGCCAACGAGCAAATTCCGGTAGTCAAAAATTGGCGGGAAGCCTACCAATTAATAATAGACAATAAGTAATGAATGCATGCAGACACGCTGAAATTCTACAAATACGTTCCTGTTAAAAAACCCATTTACCAGGACAAGTTTTGTTCAACACCATTTAGCAGTTTACAAATCGACAATGATGGCGATGTGCAATTGTGTGACTGTCAATTGCACATGCCGTATACCATTGGCAATGTGTTTGAAAATTCCCTACAGAGCATTTGGCTCAATCATCAAGCTGACCTGGTAAGGCAAGCTGTGGTCGACGGCAACTTTACCTACTGTAGTTGGGACTGTTCAAAATTATCTACACTGCCCAATCGCCCAGCCAAAATACCCCAAGTAAAACTGTTCCCCAAGACAATACACATGAATCTTGACTTGAGTTGTAATCTCAAATGTGCCAGTTGCAGGGAAACAGTGATCATTGAAAAGAACTCAGAAAAAATACAAAAACAAATTGAGTTGTATCAAGAGATCCGCCAATGGGGTCTGACCAATCCCTATAACCCAATTGAAATTGCCCCGATGACCAGCGGAGAAATCTTTGCCAGTCACAGTGCAATAAATTTTTTGGAATCCTTGCGGGATTACCCGCATTTGAATTTGCAACTAAAACTTACCACCAACGGCACACTGATAGCAAAAAACAAAGATCTCATTCACCATATCAAACATCTAATAGGATCCTGGTCAATCAGCATTGATGCTGCCAGTGCTGACACATATCGAACAGTTAGAGGCGCAGACTGGCAAATACTACAGCAGGGATTGGAATACATTCACTCGCTGAAACGTCCAATGAAATTAAACTTTGTTGTACAAAAAAACAATTGGCATGAAATTGTGCAGTTTGCAGAACTTGCCAATCAGTACAGCGCATCAGTGTACTACAGCAATCTACTGGACTGGGGACATTGGACGCCCATCTGGTGGCGTGAAAACAATGTGATGAATAGATCAAGCGAAACCTATCATCAAGTGTTACAGAGTCTGCAACAAGTTCGAAATCAATACCAAAACAAAATAACTGTTTCGGCAGACTTATCTAACAATTTAAAAAAGATAGAGCACTGATAAGTGCTCTATCTAAATTGGCGGGAAATCTACGAAATTATCACCTCCTAAACGGCAGAGAATGTTCAATATCTCGTGACGAGTTAATTAATAGTGTATGCTATCAATCTTTGTAAATTTCCAATATTTTACTAATAATTGGATGTCTTTGTATGTCGCGATTTTCAAACGGACAAACTACAAGACCTTCAACACCACCTCCCTTCTGTAACCTTTCGCACAAATCGACAAGAGCATTACTGCCATGTTTAATGTCGGTTTGTTCTACGTCTCCGGTCATTACAATCTTACTATTCGTCCCTATTCGAGTCATCAACATCTTGGCCTGTGCCGGGGTTGCGTTTTGCATTTCGTCGGCAATAATCCATGAATTTTTAAAGGTTCGACCTCGCATCATTGAGAGTGGCGAAATGTCAATTACCTGATCTTCTATAAGGGCTACAATGTCCTGGGCACGATAATATTCGCGCATGACATCTAGTAAAGGACGAGTCCACGGTTCCATTTTGGCAACCAAGTTGCCCGGGAGGAAACCATGACTTTCTCCCTCCACACCCACTGCTGGGCGTGTCATTACGATCCTGTCACAATCACCTTCCTTCAGTGCCTTAACGGCCGCCTGCATGGCTAGATAAGTTTTGCCCGTACCTGCGGGACCTACTGTAACTACTATGTGGGCGTCAGGGTCTTGTAGTGCCATGACCAAGCGTTCTTGATTTCGTGTGCGAGGGATCAAGTCTATGCGGCGCTGTGCCGTTCTAGGTGCTGGACTAAAGCTGATGGTGTTTTCTACTGCCTGATTCATTCTTTTTTGTGCTTTCGCTGATCGCTGTCTACTCAAGTGCTATTCTCCTGGTAAAAGTCCTTTCGGACATGCCTATTTACGGTGTGTGTGCAACTGATAACCTAGTGTTATTTTTGCCAGATCAGGTCACTAAATACTGACCCGGCGAGTTCTGATTACCGCATTCGAGAGTTCAAACTCTACAATAAATACCCCAATGGATACCAATATATGTCAACAATTGTAATAGAAGGTGGAATCACCATTGAAACCGGAGTCTACATCGGCGTTGACATAGATCTCTCTGTGTTTTTTATAACAGAGGACAACAATCAAATGATCTCAGAAACAGGTGACAGTTTTGTCGAGGAATAGTAATGAGCAACGTTAAATTTAGTCAACTGCCCAACCTAGGCAACATCACAGCCAACACCATAGTACCTGTGGTCGCTGCCGGTACCAACTACACTGTGACAGCGGCCAATTTACAAAGTTATGTAAACAGTAGCACGGGCAACATCACCGGCGCCAATATTAATTCTCCAACCCTGAATAATAGTGCCAATATAAATGTTGTGGCCAATGCTCAGTCTTGGACATTTGACAGCACTGGTAATTTAGGATTGCCCGGTGGCGGAATCATTTACGGTAATCCATACACGCCCAGCGGCTCTCCAGGAAATACAATCACTCTTCAACCAGCAGGTTCCGGTATTACCACTGGTCAAAAGTTGTTGGTATACCCAACAGCCAATGATGGCGACCACATACACCTGGCCAGTGGCAACTTGTATCAAACTGAGTTGTTCTTGGGTAGTGATAATTTATATGTCAAGTTGGCCAACACCGGCAACGTTGTGATCAACAGCAATGACGGCACTGGTAATACAGCACAGTGGACATTTGGTGCCAACGGCAACTTAACGCTACCAAACAATGCCTTTGCTGTTAACTATGCCAATGGCACAGCAGTTAGCCTGGGCGGCACTTATGGCAACGCCAATGTTGTGGCCAATTTGGCTGCGTTAGGTTCTAACCCTGTATCAACAACAGGAAACATAACCGGCGGCAATTTAGATTTATCTTACATGGGTGGCGCCGCAAGAGGCAATCTTACCGGTGGTAATATATCAGTAACTGGCAATATCACCGGTGGTAATATTTTAACTGCTGGACTGTTATCAACAACTGGCAACATAAGAGGTGGTAATATTTTAACTGCTGGAGCCGTGAGTGCTTCTAGTACAATTACCGGTGCCAACTTATCAACAGGTGGAACAGTAAGTGCTACCGGTAATGTTCAAGGTGGCAATATCATAACTGGCGGATTAATTAGTGCTACAGGTAATATAACCACAGCAGGTAACATATTAAATCAAGGCCTTGTATCAAGCACTGGTAATGCCATACATGGTAATATTTTAACTGGTGGACTTGTTTCAGCTGCCGGTAACATAACTGCCAGCAACGTATTTTCCAGCGCAACAATGTCAACTGGCGGTAATATCTTTGCGGCCCTAAATATATCTGCAACTGGCACTGTATATGGTTCAAATTTCAACACCACTGGACTAATAAGTGCAGGCGGTAATGTCACAGTGGGTAACCTACTGACTGCTGGTGTTGCTAGTGCCACTGGAAATGTAACAGCCGCTAATTTCTTTGGCAATGGTAATACCTTATCTAATGTTGCTACGTCATTCCAAAGCACTTGGACTGTACCTACAGGCAACAGCACCCAGAGTTTCACTGTGGCGGCCAGCGAGACCTACTACATGTGGGTTGATTGCAATATCCCCAATGGTATCTTGGCTTGGAACGCCACGGCTACCATTACCAATACCAACGTGCCTGTTGTGG